ATTAATTATTTTCATATCTACAAAAAATTAAAAAGGCGAAGCCGAGGATAAACCTCAACCTCGCCTGGGTTTAAATAAAGAAACCGTGTATCATTCTGCTTCACCTGTAATAAATGCCTTAAGAGCCTTAGCGAATACAGAAGTTTTATTAGTAGTATTGTGTTCAATATATACTTCTGTAGTCAACGGAGTGGTCTTAATATACTGATTATCAGGACTCAAATACAGATTATCATTTTCAATAGTAAAGTAATCGTATGTAGAACCTTCTTCAACATTGCGTTTTGGTTCAATTGCAGGATACGCATCTGTGAATACATGACCCTTATAACCCAACATACGTACTTCCATATCACGTACCTGTTTCCAGTAACCTTTACCAGGTTTACCAGCAGTCTTAGTAATAGTTGCACCAGGAACTGCTTCAGGAACATTAGACAATAATGCACCAGGAATAGTAACGTACAGAGAAGCTTCCATAGAAACTACAGAGTATTCATTCAAAGAATTGACTCCTTCATTGTCATCTTTTTCCATTGCAGTTAAAGTTAGCTTATGACTTGCAAATGTAGCACTTACTCTACGATTAGCGTGTTTGTTAATTTTAGCTAAAAGTGCATTTCCCAAATCATCAGCAGTCTCAGTTGAAGCAATTACTTCATAAGTATGAGTAAACTGTCCTGGAGCTTCATATAAGTCTTTATAAACAATGCGTAAAACATATCTGTGACCGATAACAACAGTAGCACTAGTTAAATCAATTTCGATTTTCTCTTGAACTGGTGCAACATAATCACCTTGTACATACGAAGGTTTAGAAGCTTTTTGAATGGCGTTAGAATATTCTACCATTCTCTTTGTTGCAGTAGTACCGTTGGGCAGAGTAATTGTCATATTATCCCCAGCTACACCTACATAAACAGTAGATGCATTTACTGCATTAGCAGCAGTTGTAATTAGTGCTTTATTCTAGTCAAATAAAGCAACGTCCCCTTTAGCCAAAGCATCTACAGTAGTATAGGCTGTAGGGCATTTCTTTCCGATTAATACGGTATCAACGCGTGTAATCATAGTTTATATAAAAATAATTAATTGTTAGACTTAGCGCTAGTCTAGTTTGTCCTTCTACTTTCCTTATTTCAGATTTCCAGGTCAGACAAACGCATTAATTTATTTGTTATTCCATTGAAGCAATTTCGTTGGAATAAGCATTATAGTGCTACATTGGTTTAGTAGCAAGATAAATCTAGATTGCCATTTTCACAATTTCCATATGTGTATGTTCTGGCAAATCTGTATATTCGGTATTAGTAATATTGCTTGAATTAATTTTAGATGGCTTAGCTAAGTATGTAATCTCATATTCACTTACTTTATATTTACCGTCTGTGTATAATATTACATTATTATCTTGAATTAACTTTAAAGGTCTAGCTTGACAATATTTTAATTTGTGTTCAGATAGTGAATTACTTAATTGTCTATCTAATGTTTCAATTGTAGATTCTAACGTATCTGTATACTTAACTATATATGCACCTAAATCGTCTTTTTCCCAGCATTCGTTAGGATATTCATCACTCGGCTGTATACCAGCAGTATCTCCAAGTAATAATACATAATCATCTGGTAATTCAACAGAATATGAATTTTTAGTTCCTTTGGATATCTAAGTATTTGAATAGTTTCTTTTACGAACTAAAGTACGCAAATCATCTATACGCTTTTCTGTCTACTCAAATCCTTGAGCTTTAAAGTTAATACCTGAGTATCTTGTTTTATAAAATTTATCAATTGCCTCATTAATGAATGAGATAATAGTGTCTGAGGATAGCTTATCCTTAATAACTAAATTAGGATCCATTAACTATAGCCTACGTTCAAACTCGATTTGAAATCCACGATTTGTCATAATCATTCATCTATTTGGTTCAACTGTGATTTAGTCTATATTCTCTTAGACTCAATATCTTCTAATGCTAGTTCTACAGCTCTGTTAATTACTTCAAACTACATATACTCTGGTATTTCACTCATACCTTCAGCTGGTAAGTCTTCTATCTTAGTAGGAAACTTAACATAGGTAATATCTACAGAATAGCTATTACTACTCATAGCTAAGTAATCATAATAGATATATAGAGTATTATCTTCTATTACAGCTACTGGATCTTCTATCCAAGGATTGTTATTGTAAGTCTTCTTGAACTTAGTAGCGTCAGAATGATCTATTAATTTTATAGTAGCTTTGTTACTATTGAAGTTTAACACTGCATCTACAAAGAACATTCTGTCACCGTTGAATAAGTTAGTAACATAACATCTATTTGAATTTGTTTCAGTATTAGCAACAACGTTAACATCTGTACGTACTAATTTTTCTAAATCGTGAATACGTTTTACAGATCCTTCAAAGCTAGTCTTTAAGTAGTTATTACCAGTAAACTTGTTACTGATTTCTTGGTATAAACCTTGATCTAACCAGTAATCTATTTCTTCTGGTAAGAAAGCAGGACAACCCCCAAAGGCTACGCTTTGAGAGTTTTTGTCCATTGCTACTTTAAAATATGAGTGAAATTGTTCTCTAGTCATTATTTAGATTTTATTTCAGACATAATACTTAAGTAAATATCTTGATTCTTTTTGTCTTTCAAATATGCAATTACATCTTCAAGACCGTTACCAATAAGATCAGTACCAAAGTAATATGATGCTCTGTTCTTACGAATAATATTTTTACTTAAAGCTTCTTCAATTACAAAGTTAATTTCTTTATTAGGATTATCTACCCAAATTCTAATAAATCTTGCTGGATCAGCTTCTACATTTTCACCAAGTCTAGCTTCAACCAATTCATTAGACATAGTGTCAGCTTTAACTCCAAACAGTCTAAGACATTTGCGCATATCTTCAAGACTCATCTTATCCAGTGCTCTATAAGCATCACGTTTAACTTTGTTAGCTTTATTAATTTGTTCTGCTTCAGCTTCTTTATTTATAAGTACATAATCAGTAGATGGAGTTACTTTATCAATGCCATTTGCTACTCTCTTATGTCCTAATAGGAATAAATATTGCAATTCTCCTTCAGGTCTATCGGTATTAATTACTAATTCTTTCTTACCAATCTTAATTGCAAACGTATCCCAAAATGTGCTATCAGGATCTAATTCTCCTTCAGCTTTACCCATTTTCTGTTCTAGTTCTCTAGCTTTATCTCTGGTTAACCCTGTGTAACGGCTACCAGATCTTGTCCAATAGGAACCCAGATAATCAAAGCAATTGGACCATTTTACTAATCCAGTCCAAGGATTCTGTTTAGTTATTCTAACGATTACTTCCATAATATAATTATATATTAGATTGTTCAGTTTTATAAACTTTCTTTTAATTCTCTATTCATATTATATAAAAGAACTTTTTGATGAGTTGTAAGTTCTTCTATCTTTTTATCAGGACAATTTTCAAGATTATTATAAAATTCTTCCGCTTTTTCCAATGTTGAAAACATTTTGAAACTGTTTGTCGTATCCCAAACTATATAATCACGGTTTACGTTTTGATCATCATAAGACCAAATATATTTTAAATTTGACCAACTTCTAGAGGAAGATGGATTTCCATATTCACCTTGTAATTGCCGTTGGATAGATCTGCGATCACAACCTGTAGATCTGCTAGCTTCCATAATACTAGGATATTCTGCAATAAGTTTAGCTGTTTCTTTATCGAATTGCAATACTTTTTTTGCAACTTTCATACCATTGGTTCTAGCGTTTTCAAGCATTTTACCTTCTAATTTATCTCCAGTTTTAAATAGATGTTTTTCAGCAGCTTTACGACAGGCTTCTGAAATAACATGACCGCCTTTATCTAAATTGTAACCTTTATCTGGATTTGTAGAATCATATTGTTTTATCCAATATATCTCTCGTTCGTCTACCTGTTTTGGTGTACCTTCTATATTCTCCAGAAGTTCTACTTGAAAATTTTCAGGTTTGTGGTTTACTATAGCTATATAGATAGCTAGAGTTCTATCATTTTTACGCTGTGAGTTTAATGCACGATAAATATGTTCGGCAAAACGCTTATAAATGTCTCGTTTGGTTTGTCCAATATAAACTTTATTGTTAGTTCTATCTGTAATTTTATATATTCTGCTCATAGTAGTACATTTTCTAATTTTTAATATACTACTATAACGCAGAATATATATTTATGTTGCCCACAAACGCGTAGATTATTCACAAGACATTATTAATTCTCCACATGCTCTGGGGTCGCGGAGCATTAATCCGACTTCACCCAAGAAGTGTACTGAGTAACCATCCTTAGCGTTAGAACGAACTTCTGTGTTAGAGTGAGCGTAACCAGCGGGAGTTACAGAACCAGCTGTACACCAGTTAACGAATTCACGATCTTTACGAACTACTTTAACAATGTTAGCTTCACCATCACGACGACCCAAATCCAAGAATGTCATACGGTAAGATTCCAACGGTTTCAAAGTAACAGGATGCAACTGACGATTGTAAGTAGTATTGTCATACAACGGGAAATACTTCAAAGTCAATTCAATACCATTAGACATTGCGTAAGTCTTAAACTGACCACCGAACTTCAAATTATCACCAGAACCAGTTACGAATACTGTGTCAATCAAGTTCATGTTAGCCATCTTTTCTTTAAGTACACGGTCAAATTCACGCATACCCATTTCACCAGTCAAGGCAACGAACTTACGTTCATTAGTACCCAATACATTGTAAGACAGGTCAAACAAGAAGTCTTCCAACAGTTCAGCTGTCAAACGAGTATAATAACGTCTGTTAGACGGAGCAATCTGTTCCAGCAAACCAGCACCAATAAATGCAGGACGACCGTTCTTACCTTTCAGATTACAAGAACCATCTTTGTTTACGTTGTTCTGATTGTATACCAAAGCTCTTTCAAGACGTTTGTACCACTCACGCATTGCAACCCATTCCTGGAATGTAGACCACAAATAAGAAGTTTTACCAGTCTTAGGATCTTTCAAAGCTACTGCCATAACTGTAGAGTAAGCAGAACCTGTGATATCATAAGACAGACGTACTGTAGTCAAATAGTTACGCATCTTGAAGTGAGTATTGTAGTTCAGGATATCAGCCTCTTCACTATATTCTTCATAAGCAGAAGCCAAACGGTTTACTTGGCAACCAGAAGCTAAAACAGCAGGGTCAATATAAGAAGCGGGACTACCATTAGATACAAATACTGTATAAACATACAGGTTGCCATCTTGATACGGAGCATCCTGAATACGTGCTTGACTCTTATCATCAAATTCGATAGTAGCACCAGGACCAAACCATGCATCTTCCAACCACAAAGTAATAGGAGTATTACCCAAACCTGGAGTAGAATTTTCACTAATTGCAGCACCATTCCATTTAGCGTCACGAATTGTAACAGCTCTATCTTGGTCGATCATAACACCCCATTCAAATGAAGGCTGATCAATAGTCATTACATTTCCAAGACCACCTGTCAACATATCAAGAGAAGTACTGTAACCATTATCTTTAGTACCAAATACGTATGACAGGATAGTAGATACCTCATAAGGTCTTTGCTGAGAAGCGAGACTAATCTTATTAGTGTCGATCAAATCAGAAAACCAACGACCCTTATATAATTGTAGATTATTTAAAATATTGTTATTCATAATATTATGTAAAATAAATTTACTAGTTGTGTTTAAATTTCCAAATATATCCAAACATATACTTATGTTTACCTCTACATGTCTCTAAAATACCTCTAGAGCTACCCTGTTTTATATTCAATACTTTTGTAGCAGCTGTAGCACTTTCATACTCTCTAATCATATTGCCATCTAAATCGTACTGCACAACAGGTATTCTCTTATTTAAAGTTTTTCTATATTTACCAGTACCATAATTAATATTATAAATTAATGTGCACCATTCTAGATTTGAAACTTTATTATTCTTTTTATTTTCATCTTTATGGTTTACTTGTTCTAAATTATTAGGGTTTGGTATAAAAACTTCAGCAACTAATCTGTGAATTTTTTTACTTCTGTAATTACCATTAATAAATAATTGCACAAATTCATAACCTTTTTTATCAACACTTGGAGTTAAAATTTTCTCTTTGAGAACTCGTACTCTCCCGTTTGGATAAAATTTAGAAGGAGAATACACAATAGTTCTATTAAGAGACTTTACTCTGCCTAGATTACTTATCTAATAATATCCTAGGTATCCTGGAACATCTTTCCATTCTTCTATCTCTTTCATATAAATTATTTAAATTATTATGATATACGCAGTTGTCGTGCAGCTGAGAACCAAATTGGATCATCATCAGAACCCGTAGCTTGTTTTCTAGATTTAGTAGTAATACTACTAGATTTTAAACTTCGTCTAAACTTATCAATAGCTGAATTATTTCCTTCACGTTTAGCAGCCTCAATAAGCTTATCAGCATTCATTGTAAAGTATGCTGATTCTATCAGATTCTTAACACCACCCTTAGCATAGTCCTTTTGGTACTTTGTTTTACCGTCTGTGTCTGGCTTAAGTATATAATCCATTAAAACCTTTTTATCTTTTTCAGGGACTGTAATACCACGTATATTCTTTAAGCCTTTTATTTCGCTAACAACGTTATCGTAGAATTGCTGTTGTCTCTGCAACTATATCTGATAAGCCTTTTTCTGATCCTCTAATAGCTGTTTCTTCTTTTCCTCTTTAATCTCTTTAAGATCTTCTAAAGCGTCTTGTGCTTCATCTTCAAGTAATCCAGCTTCTTCGTATCTACTTACTAACTTATCAATCTTCTTAGTAGAGAACCCTTTTTCTTTAAGTAATTGTTTTACTACTAATTTCTGATTAGCTTCATCTTCAATATCAATATCATCTAAATCTAATTCAGCATCAATAGTTAAATACTTCTTTAAATCTCCACCTTGTTTTACGAAATTATCTAGTGCTTCAACTTCTTCACTAGAGTATTCAGGCTTGCTATTTTCTTCAATGACATTTTGGAAGTAATTAATTAACTCATCTACATTCTTTGGTTTATCTTCACCTTCTTCAAATTCCCAATTGAGTTTTTCAGCCACAGCATCAAAGAAGTTAGTAACAACATTTTCCTCATTGTTATCTTCAACCTCTTCTTCCTCTTCTGTTTCTTCCTCAATGGTTTCTTCTTTACGAGGTCTACCGGGCTTACGTTTTGGTTTATCTTCAATATCTTCTTCTTCAATTTCTTCTTCCTCAGTATCTTGTTCTTCTACTGGTTTTTCTTTCTTATTCTTTACTTCGATATTGTTATTTTTAATATCTTCCAATTCTTCATCGTCTAGTGATTCAAATTCATCAGCGTTAACATTAACGTTTTCATCAACATTTGAATTTCTAAAACCACCATCTGGATTAGGGATAAAGCTATCTAGTACAGCTTCAAATCCACCTAATGTCATTTTTTTATCCATAATTAAAATATTTAATTAGATTTATTTTTTCTTCTTTTTACCTTTATTCCATTTAGCAGCATTCTAAGCGAATATTGCTCTCTTTCTTGTTACAGGATTCTTACTGTGAGTTAGTTCTTCGGTTGTCTTTCCTGTCTTCTTTTTAGTTGCATTGAACTTACCTCTATTCTCTGGCTTTATCTTTATCTTCTTCATAATTCTAAAATTGTTTATTTACTATTGGATAAGTACCAAGTAAAGGTATCTTGTTAAACCACTTTGTGTACTATCCAGGTGTAGCAAATTGAAGATAAGCAGCTTCAATAGATCTCATATCTTTAGGCAAGGATCTTATAGCTTTCTTAATCTATCTAGAAGTTACCTTATCTCCTATATTATTAATCATACCAGTCTTAAACATATACTCTCTAAGAGTATTCATATAAGACTTCTATTCTGTGCCTTTGCTATAATAATCAGTTTTATCTGGAAATAATGGATTCTTCTATTTTGATAAATCTCTTTTTAACTCTGCAAACATAGAGTTGCTATAATCAGGATTTGAACTTTTAGCTAAATTGAAATCTACATAGTGTCCTAATTCATGTCTAGTAGTAGGATAATCTATCTCTGTAAGATTTCTATTTATCTAATATTCAAAATCATCATATCATGCTGGTTGTCTTCTAGTGATATACCTATTTACAGCTGCATCCTTAGCCTGCATTTTAGCCTTAGCGTCTAATTGTTTTATGACAGGATTAGGCAAATTCCAATAATTAGTGTTATACTAATTAATTATATCTTCGTATACTTGAGCATAATTATCACCATAAGTATTCTAAATCTATCTAGCTCTTTCCATATAAGCTGGATTAGAATATAGATCCTCAATTATTCTATTTCTAGATTCTATAGCATCGTCATATAATTTAAATGTACGAGCTTTATCTTCAGCTTCTCTACGGAATAAACTGTTTATCTTATCCTATACAGTTCTTTTTACTTCTGGTACATATTTAGAAGAGTATTTGGTTAATCCTCTAGCTACATTAGATACTGCATTACCTGCTAATTTAAATACTGGATTAAGTAAAGCTCCTTCTACATATAGACTGCCTAATGGATCTGAATTTGAAACATAGCCTGCACCTGGGTTATATCCATATGTAGGATTATATGGATCTCCTTTAGGGTCAAAGTTAGTAATAGGTCTTTCACTAGTATTCTGTGGTGGATCTTCATCTATAACACCACCATCTGCATACTTCTTCCAATCCCAGTATTTCAGCTAGGGATTGTTCTCCCTAGCCTACTTATACTGTTGCATTCTCTATCTAAATGCTTCACGTTCCATAATTATTTACTTTTCTTAGAACCCTTTTTAGAGCTCTTCTTTCCACCTTTACAAGCCATAATTAATTCTCCTTATTACTTTTAATTTTAATGTATTTCAACCAAGCAAAATGTTTTCTTTGTTTACAGTAGTCAAGATTAGTATCATTGTTATAAGCTTCTTCTTCAAAAGATACATCATGATACCTATCTCCTTGTTTATCTGATAATCTAGCTATAGATATTATTAAATATTCAATACCATACCAAATATAGAAAGGCAACCACAACATTTCTTGCATCTATTTGAGATGAATCTTTTCGTGATTATATTCAATATCTGTTATTTTAGATTTATCTCTAGTAAATATCAAACCAAATATATTGATATATTTATAACCCTTAAATGGTATAAATTTGTTCTGTATTACTTTCATATCACTTCTCTCCTGTTACTTTATTGCGAATAGCAGTTTTTGCCTTTAGTTTCTCTCTATCCATAGCAGCTTTATCAGACATACGTTGCAATTCAGTTTCATGCTTCATTCTATCTTTTTCAAGCTATATCTTCTTATTTTCAGCTTCTCTCTTCTGCTCTATTTCTCTACGCTTATTGTTAAGTTCTAATTGTTTAGTAGCAATATCAGAATTTATCTTCTACTGTTCTAGAGCCTGTTTTCCTATTTCAATTGGATCAGGAATGCCATTCATATCTTGATCCATATTCTCAGCACCACGATAAGCATTAAGTTGTGCTACAGTAATTTTAGTAGCATTGTCTTGATCTACTTTATATTTTTCAAGATCCATTTCAGCTTCCTTAAGCATAAGCTCTTCTTCTTTAAGCTGATTCTGTTGTTCTGCTATTTGCTGTTGTGCTTGTTGTTCAGCTTGCTGCTGTTGCTGCATCTGTTCCATTCTTTTCTGCTCAATTTCCTCAAGTCTATTCTTAATCATACTCATATTATCTAAAGTAATGATTTCAGCAATATCTAATAGACTAGCACCATTCTACATAGCAGGTTGTAACAGTTGCTTTAATTGATCTATATATTGTTGATTCTTAGTACTATCATCTACAAATATATCCATATCTTCATAGAAGAAATTATCAGATAATTGTACAAATGCTCTAGTGGCATCATCCAATATATAATTCAAGTATCTCTTACTATCTTTCCAAGCAGCTTTAGAAGTATTCAACAGCATAGTTAATACTCTTCTTTTTACCTAATTGTGATTCCAGAACCAAGGTTCAGTAATATGGTAAGACATATTAACGGCAGTATTAGCATTACTTACTAATTCACTAGCAGCAATCTACCCTTGTCTTTGTGGAGTAATACCAGTAAGCTTAGCTACCATGTCTTCAATCTTTTGCATCAATTGAATATACTCAGCTATTACATTACTCATAGTTAAGTCCCAAGAAGATAACTAGTTGAATTGAGATGGCTTACCTCCTTCACGTCCTGGTATATCCCATCCTTCATCATAAGGATTGATGAAAGCTACACCTAGTGCACTTAAGTAATGCATCCACTTATTAACATCAATATTCATAGATTTAGGTATCTAAGTAATATCCATTACTGCTACTTTACCTTTATCTCTAGATAATGCTAATTCAAGTCTATACCATACTACAATATACATATACTGTAACGGTTTCATCATACTTACTAATGATCTAGGCTTACTATTAGTATTATTATATACTACACCAGTGTAAGGCAATTTCTGTGAATTAGGATTATCAGCAGATATATGTTGATATTCAATAGGCTGAATTCCTATATACATATCATCACCGATTCTATATCCTTCCCATACTTCAATAATCCAATCCCATTCTACAGATTGTTCTGTACCTGTTACTTTGTAATCTTCATCTACTTGAAATTCTTCAACTTCTCTAGTTTCTGGATTTAGTAAAGTAACAAATCCTATCTTTTTGAAAGACTTCCAACAGCAATGATATACTACTATATGATCTATATCAAATGGATTATCTGTAAAACTATTAATTTTGTGTAGTTTAATAGATTCATAATCTATACTAGTCTTTCTTATCTCTGGATTATTACCTGCTCCAGGTCTTTGATCAATAAGTTCTAGTAGTTCATTCAGTTGTCTTTCAGACATTTTATCATAGAATCTGTCGTATATTTCAGTAGCAGACATGATCATCTTTCTGCGGCACCATGCTGCATCATCTATAAATTCTAAGTCTAAAGAATGCTCATAATCAAAGTACATAGGGTTTACTCTTTCTACATAAGGATCTCCATTGATTACACCTATGTAGTATATTTCTTCTCCGCCTATTAAGGCATCTTTCCAGCCTTTATAGAATTCGTGGGTAAGATTCAACTTTCTTTTTAGGAATTGCAATGCGTGATAAGCTTCAGTTTCTGCTATATCTTTGTAATCCTTCTGTACATACTTAGCTATAGCTTCCGGGGTCTATATTTCTCCTGTAGCTAATGCTTGTTCATATCTAGCTGCTTGTTCTGGACTTAACTTACTAGCTATAGTAGCCTGAATATAATCCATTAGCATTTCTTTGGCTTTTTCCTATAGTTCACTAGCAGCTATATCACTTGTGCGTTGTGGATGAAAATTAAAAGATCTTTTAGTTTCTTCACCAAGTAACTAATCTACATACGGTTTAATAATATTATAATCCTATGCCATAGCAGGAAATCCATCATCTTGTTTAAATGGATTAGTTACATATTTAAGATCCTTTTCATTATATATGCTATTATATAAATCATAGTAAGTCTACATCTCGTCAGATCTAGATCTACCATTACCACCAAATCCTGAATCTCCAGCGCCTACTACATAGTCTACGCAGGCTTCTTTCCAGGCTTGTGTCTTCTTTGACATTGGTAGTTTCTGTGCAGGGAAACTTTTAGTATTCTTCATAGTTAAAATGTATATACATTATCGTCATTAGAAAATACTCTAGGAGTATCATCATTGAACCAACTCTGCGCAAAAATTGGTCCATCGAAGAGCATCTTCTATTTGTTTTCTTTTTCTTTCTTTTTAACAACTACATTATACAGTTGTTCTCTATATATCATAACCTACATCAACGCCATCACTCGGTCAAAGTTACCTGTATCGTTATAGCTTATTAGCTCTTCTAATAGCGGCTCTGATAGTATCCTAGTTAGGTTTTTCTTACCTGGTGCATACTCTTCATTCAACCATTCTTTTATCATACCTTCACCCCATTGCTTTATCTACTTATTCATGTGACAACCTTTTCTTCTTTGTACTTTAGAATTACTAACTATATCATTAATAATATCAGGTTGATCAGCTAATAAGTAATCACAATGCTTAGCAGTAAAGTAAGGGAATAGACCTTTGCGTTCATTTTCATACATTATACGCGCATTATAGTATAATGCTAACTTACGTAAGTTTTCATAGTATTCCTCAGCTGTTGCAGGTCTACCAGTATATTCAGCTACTATAATATCATAGTACTCTTCAAAGTTCTAAAACCTCTTATATACTATAGATGATCCTAATGAATTAGTACCAGACTAGTCATGATCATAAGGGTCTACACCTATTATATATAATCCAGCTGTTGCATCTTTAGCAGGATGTTCCCATATAACTATAGATCCTGTAGGATCATCGTCTTTACCTAGTGGGTACTTAGTAACATCACCATGTTTCTTAGGTATCCATTTGATATTACCAGATTCATCAAATATTAAATCACCTACTTGTTTATGATTCTATAACTAAGTATTAGTACGAATAAGTCCTAATTGCTCCTGTAATTCTTTCTTAGGAAATATATTACCATTAAATTCTAGCATTGCTTCTTGTGGAGTAATAGGACGCTCTGCAACGTAACGGTCTATAGCTGTAGTATTAGTAGCTGTACTTATTACCTTTCTACGTTCATCTAATATAAATTCAAGGGAAGGTTTAGTAATAGTATTACCATCATCATCCATGTATATTCTATTACCATCATCATCTCTAGTATCTAGATTAGTATACTATGGAACAAAGAATCCACACAATTTATCTGTAGGTGTACTATCCCATATGTTCTCAAATCCTAAACAATTGTATCCATCTGGATTATAGAACATATCTTTCATAGTTTCAAATGCAGAGCCTTCATCACCACCAGTACCCCACACTATCATAGTACCAAATGCTACACCGTCTTGTTCTACAGAAGGTCTAGCAATCTGCCACGCTGCACCTAATTCTGAGAACGAACCTCCTTCTTCAAATAGAATTAATTTAGCACGTTTACCACGTACTACATCCGGATTATCTTTCAAAGTAACGCCAATAATCTCTGATTTATAACCCGTTTCTACTTCATTGCCAAATTCATCTTTAGTCCAGAATCCAGCTCGTTTACGCATAGTACTGTTAACAGATCGTTTCTTACCCCAAGCTGTATTCTTATCTATAAAGTCCATATAGTCCCAAGCTTTAGTAAGAATACCATCTTCGGTAAGATACTGCTTATTAGAAGCATATATGTATGTTTTACTATTAGGTATTAGATAATAATTACGACATGCCATAGCTCCACCTTTGTAACTATATCCTTTACGACGTGATTTAAGTAGACATATATGTTTTCCTTTATCTTCTGCTTCCTGTACTGCCTAGAAGTAAAAATAGTCATAGTCATAGAAATCAGGGAATGTTACCACACTGTCTCTCTTTACTTTAGTTTCTCCATTAGGTAATTTAGTAACAGTGTTAACTATACGTTGCATTGGACAAAAGTTAATATAAAAATAGTTATACCCAGTGATGTAATCTCCATCCTCTGCGGTATAACCATTAATGCAACGATCTTTCTATTCGTCCCAGTATTGAAAGTATTCTGATGAACCAGCTGGATATAAACAATAACGCCCTGTAGTTAAAAACTACAGAGCTGGTTCTCTAAACTTATTACTATTTATTATTTTCTTCTAGAAGTCAATCATAGTTTATTCTTTATTAGTCCCCCCGCTCAGATCCGACTGAGTACTCCAGTTTTAGAGACTAGTGTATTAACCACATATACTACAGGGGAGTGTGCCAGGGAATATTTAATGTCTGTCCCTGTCAGACCTCTCTATCAATTCAACAAGGTTATTTCTTAAACAAACTCTTTAGCCAATGAATAGTACGCTTAATAATACCTTTCTTCTTAGGTTCAGCTACTGCTTCTTTCTTATATTCTTCAACCAAATATTCACCGACTTCTTTAAGATAAGCATCTGCTTTTCGTTTGTTATCAATTTCTTTTTCAAGCACATCACAAATTTCTTCAGTGCTATTGCATTTTGTTAAATCAAGTACTTTCTTCATAGTTTCTTTATTTATATTCATATAACGTACTCATTAATTTATTGTTATAAACTTGTGTATAATTTGCACAAATTAAGCTAATTCATAAGGATTAATCTGAGCATCTCCACGTACTTTAGTAGTACTAACTTCTTCAGCTTTAACTGCTTTTTCGAGGAAATCTAGTGTCTGAAAGGTAGCTTTTACTTTTTCCATACCAGCTAATAGATCTTTAATCTTCTTTTCATCTAGTTGCTCTTCTAGAGAATCTTCGTAATACTTACTAATAGTATCTACTTTGTTTCTCATACTATCTAACATTCTTAGATTTCTAGTGTATATTAGCTTCTTATAATCATCTTCACAGGCTTTTTCTTCTACTGTAAGCTTATAATCTTCATTACCAAAGTATAACTGCTTAAGCTTCTTTTCTCTGATATCTGGTTCTAGCTGAAGTACATATGGAGATTTAAAATACCACATAAGTACTATATAACTTATTACATTTGTAGCTTGTGTTTTATCTGGCTTATCAGCCTCCCATAACTTTTTAAAGAATGGGAGACCCAAAGCGTCAGGGTGTATTACTACTTTACCACCATTTATATCAAATAATTTCATCAGTTACTTCTTCAACACTGGGTTCAAAATTCTCTGGCATAAACTCATCAGGATGCTGAGCTCTATACTCTTCTTCAGCTTTAGTATTTGCAATAGCATCTAATAGCTGATAAAATTTTAATTCTACAGGTTCCTGTTGTTCAGTAGGAATAGTAGGCATTAGTTTCTCCATAGATTGTTTCATTACATCTTCTGTAAATTCACCTTGCACAATCTCTGTTCTATATAACATACCATTAATACGAACTTCAATAAAATTTCCAACACCTGATGCACTTACAGGAATAATTGTAATATCTAGATTTTCCATAATTATTCTTTTACTTCTTTAATTTCATTATTTTGTTCTGCTGTAGCTTCTCCGAATCCTTTTTCTCCTCTTTCTGTTTCACTCAATTCTTCTACCAAAGTAGGTTCTAATATAGAACAAGGAACAATGACTAACTGAGCAAATGGTTCATCTGTAGTATATACTGTAGGAATAGCATCTGTAGTTACTTTAAATTTAGCCATTAACTCTCCACGATAATCAGAATCAATCACTCCAATACCATTACACATAATAATAGATCTTTTAGAGATAGATGATTTCATACAGATAAATCCAACATATCCTTCAGGAATTTCTACAGCAATATCAGTGTGATATACTAGTACTAACTTACCGCTATTATCTACTTCTTGAGTAATACGAGTAGTATATAGATCTAATCCTGCACTGCTACTAGTAGCTCTAATAGGCAACTTACCTTCAGATTTTTTAATCTCTTCTGTGCCGTCTTCTTTCTTTACTGAGTAATCTAACTTTTTAAATTTCAATTGTTCCATAATTATTTATCTTGTTCAATATCTTTTGTGTTAATACTAATCGCTTTACCATGATGAAATCCCCAATCTAAGAATACCGTATTACAAAGTACATGATCTATATGAGGTAGTCCACTTTCAGGATCTATTAATTCTCCTTTGTCTATAGCAGTAAGATGTCTTAGTAATGCTGCTTTATATCTTTTCCAAAAATCTGGAAGATTTTGCCAACTATTATCTGAGTATTTCTGAGCTCCATAAGTAAGTACCTTACCAATATTCTCAACTACATCTAATGGAATCAAATCCATTCTTACTTTACCACAATCGTATTTCTTACCGTCATTCTCCATCTTCAATATACTTATTAGTTAAACAGTTGTACAATCCTTTTATCTGTAACTGTCTAGTTTCAATACTATCTGTATCTTTCAACTTAGCTAAACCTTCTAGAATATCATCCATGAATTCATTGTATGTTAAGGAATAGTTGTTGATCTTCTTATCTGCAACTTCCATTAACTTCTTTAACTCTTCACTAATATTAGAACCTAACTGTTTAGTATTGTTCTTCTCAAACTCCCATAGAGCTAATGAATCTTCTTTACTTTGTCTTTCCATATTCTTTCATTACTTTAACAAAACATCCAGCAACCCAACCAACTAAGTAAGCATATCCTTCATTGCCACCAGTTGAAAAATCTTCATTATTCATACCTGTAATTTCAAAGTAATAGTCAGAAATGTGAACAGATTCATGGGCTATGTTAGCACTATCTACTAACTCTGGCTTATATATTATACACAGTATTCCAGCAAAATAGTTAAAGTTTTGAATAACAGGTCTACATTCAGCTACTACATCATAATGATAAGCATTGATCATTGCATCTTGAGCATTTTCTAGTATCTTATTGAATTCTGGAGTAATCTCTAATATAGAGAACTTCTTGCATAGAAACTGTATATCTTCCTCACTCTCTACTATAGCTATCCAAAGTGTTCTAGGATACATATTATTAAACTTTCTTAGTATCATATTCTTAATAGTCTACTGTCACTAATTGCTACATACATCTGTATATTGTTAAGTAATACAGGATCAAAGTAAATAGAATCTAACCAGTGAATCTTATAATTGGGCGTTAAGCATTCTTCAATAAACTGTCTCATTTTATTTCTTTATATCTCTTTTTTAATTTAAGTTTAAATAAGTAAGCAAACATAATATCTTTAGTATCTTCATCGTTTGACATTACTTCTTTAGCAAACTTAAATGGACTATTGCATATTACTTCTATAACAGGATAAGGTAAATTATATTTGTTTGCCAGACTTGAGTAAATTGATATCTTTTTTTGCTGTTGCATTTATATAATATTCACTAGTTTCTAACTCTGTTAAAGATTCTCTGATAGTATTAGGTCTAATAGAATTTATTATTACTACAATATCAGATTCATCTAAATCGCGATTTCTGTATAGTATATCAGATAATTTCTTGATTTCTTTATTAGAGTAAGGTTTCTTCGGAACGAAAGAAGTTAATTTTAAATTAGAACGTAAGTTAAAAAGATGTCTGAAATATCGTACTAACCTATTACTTCTATTCTCTACATGTACTATATGCCCATTATCAAAGATCATATAGAAATGTTTATTATTTATTTTATTATTCATTTACTCTTAGTATTAATGTTATTTGCACCCTATCTTTTATTATCTCTGGAATTAGTATCTTATTAACTACTAATTCATCTTCTGCTTTTCCCTGTACTAAAAGACCCTCTTTCTTGAACTTACTTATATATCTACTTAAGTTATCAGGAGTAATACCCATAGTACTTTTAATCATCCTACGATTGTCAGTATTGGCTACATTTTTACTTACACCAGGTATTGGAGTAAAGTTCACATCTAATTCAACGAACTTGGTAAGTAACTCCAATTCCCTATTTGTAAGTTGTAGTATACCATTTAAAGCGTTAAGGTATTCATAGTAAAGATTGCCTTTATTAACAGTCTTTACTAATTTATTCATCTAACAAATCTTTAATACTATTGAGAACTTTATTTAAATTATGGTATACAGTTTCTGCTTCTACTTTAACACACTGTTGAACATTGCCTTCATTATAATCCTTCATCAATTCGTTATAATCTTTGGTATATGTATCAATCAAAGTATTAACGTATTCTTTTACTTTCTCTAACTTATCGCAACAGCATTCACATTCATCCACACCTTCTTGTGCTTCTTCGCTGTACCAAATTACATAATCTTTATTGGCTAATTCTTCCATAGTAGAAGAATCAAACGCCATTGAAGTATAAGTTTCTGTATCTGATACTACTTCAGATTTCTGAAGTTCCCACAAGTTTAAATCTTCAACTTTAGTAAACACATCACCTTTTTCAGCGAAGCTAAAATCCTTAATTACTTTGTATCCTTCCATATGTCTAACTTTTTATTTAATATCTTTTGTTTAAATTCTTGTATCTTATTAAAGTTTTGTTTACACTCTTCGTAACCATCAATTCTACCTTGGTCATAACCTTCTTTCTTTCCTTGACGATAAGTAAGAGCACCAAAACCAACAATACTCACAAGTACTATTATTATTGTTCCCATAATGCCCTTAAAACGTATTAATATAATAAGTGTTTAAAATATTTAACATTTATTAATGTTTAGTAAAGTAATAGTAAAAAGAATGCCCTGCTTTGATGGCAGGGCAGCGATTTAATACTCTAAAAACATTCAATTCGTGAATGATAGCTTATTTAACGACTTTGGCTACAACGTCGTATGGCTTAACTAATTGTGAGTCTTTAAATAGATCAAAGTCTTTAGCAAATTTCTTTGGGTATACTATAGTATCACCAACCTTAATGGTACTATCAGCACCGGTTGGAATAGATAGAACAATACCTTTTGCAAAATCTGATTCAACTTCTTTAGTATGAGTCTTTACTTCATACTTATTAAAACCTTCTTCATCCTTTTCACCAGTAGGAATTTGCTCTGTATATTCTTTAGTAACCATGATAGGAGCTAAAGGTTTTACCAATATATCTTTTTCAAAACTATATTCCAATCCGTTTACCACTGTTTCTAGTACTTTATCTTCCATAATATTTACTTTATAATATCTATTAACGCAGTAAGTAAAGTAAGGTTACTCATCCATATGATTAAATTTGCGCTTAAATATATATCCTTTATGACATATATCCATTCTATCTTTAAAGTTAGCGCAATTCATATTATTAACAAACGCACAACCTACACAACAACCTTTACTAAGTTCAGGAGTAGCTATATAAGTTTTATTCCTGAAAACATACTCAATTCTATCTGCTTTTTTTTGTTCGTTCTTTTCCATAGTAATACCGTTTTAGGGGGCTACCTTTTTATTCAACGACCGCCAGAAAGGTAGCTAAACTGAGCCTACTTACGATTAGGATTCCCTGGTGCGCTTCTACTTTACAGTAACTTCTTTAAGCGTGGAATGTACTACGATCCCGTGTACTTAGGGCACATTACTTTGTTAATTTATTTAGTATGATATAAGCTAGACACCCTAACATACCTACTAAACATAGTGCAGTAAATTCTGTCATTTAACTGTATTTATTTCTTTCTTAAACTGTTTATATAAATCCTCAGAGAAAGTATATTCTATTTGTCCTGGTAAAGTAAAGGATCTATAATTATCATTTAATTTATAGTTCTTACTTATCTTACTTAAGTAAAGGCAATTAGAATACTGCTAATCTCTTTGTCTTATGAAATAGTAATTCATGCTTCTGTTATTATAAATCCATACAATCTCATTAGATTCTACTAAGTAGAAGAACTTAGTTTATATACTTCATTTGCAATAAAGTTTATATCATCATTTGAGTACATATTGTTAATAATAAGTTAATAGTAATTCTAAAGTAATGGGACTTACATCATCTACTTTAGTTAATTCTTCTAATATGTCTTCTGTATTCATACTGTATTTAACTGTATCTACTGTATACAGTAACGTATATTTAACTATATTAGTTGTTATTATTAACATTTATTATGAATATTTATTTAAGTTTAATAGCTATTTTTTAACATTATTTAAAATAAAAATATATAAAAATTTTTTTGGTGAAGAAATCTGCGTGTGGGAAGCTGTACAAAATCAAGCCCCCTCTCTCTTTAATCGGGGGAAAGACCCCGTAGTAGTAACATTAATAAGTAAAAGTATGGCTAAATCAGATTTCAACAACTCAGTATTTGTAGTAAAAGTGTATGAACACACTACTCCTTTAATAGTAGAAATATTTCCAGCAACTGAACAAGGTATCAGTGATGCACACCGGTATTGTGAAATTATGGAAAGAACTGGTAAAGGAAGATACGATGTGGTTGTGCCTATCACACAAACCAACCATTAAATAAAGGGATAATTAATTTTATCCCTTTATCTTTTCTTATTAATATATAGCGCAAATTACAAACCCATAAATATCAGCAACTATGAAAGTAAAAGTAGACTATGACAGAAGTGAAATCGTTGAATTTCAATCTGATGCAGACAAAGGACACAATTATTTAAGATTAATATTTGTGCCAGAGAAAATGTCACTACTAGAAAAAGCGGCAAAAGGACGTTCATCAGAATATCAGATGAACTTCTATCCTCAAAGAGATAACGAAGGTGCAATAAACCAAGAGTTTGAAGATGCTATCATTGATGCATTTAACAACAAAGAAATCGACAAAGAGCCTGTTTATGTAGACAGAGTAAGTGTAGAGATTGCACCAGTTGTTATGACTTATCAAACAGATAGTAGAAGAGGAAACTATTCTAAAGGTGACGTAATCATGGAAGGTAACAACGCTAGAATTTACACAAGCATCCAGCTTACTTGCTTGATGAAAATTGTAAAAGGTGAGGAAGTACCAATGATGAGTGAAAACGAGCTTAAAACTCGTGCAAATGCTATCAGAGCATATCGTATTGATGAAGGTCAATGGTATGATGCTGAAGAATATTTAGCAAATACAAATGACGAAACAGAAGAGGAAGAACAACCTGACATCATAAATGATGAACCAGAACGACCAAAACAACAACCTCAGAATCGTCAACCAAACAGACCTGTCAGAAGATAAACTAAAGAAGCGGTGCAAAAAAGCACCGCCCTTTTTTAAAAAGAAGCAACAAAACCAGACAATGATATAATCAATATATTTTATTTATAAAATACTTTACATCATGAAAATTCTAACTAAAATCATTAAAACAAGTGCAGCAATTGCAGCATTATCAGCAATAGCAGCAATTATAACAGGAATAATATTTGAGAGTGCGAAACTAACAAGTTATTTTCTTGGAATATTCATAGTACTTAGTTTAATCAACCTAAATATCTATATAATACTAGGCATGTTAGGTAAAGACACTAAAGACTTAGAAAATTAAGAACATATCTATGATAAAGCTTATAAATATTATAACACAAATCATAATAGTACTAGGATGTTGTGCTATATTAATATTTACATTATCTATAGCAATAGCATTTGCCAAAAATGATTTCACAACAATAACAAATATATATGATTATATATACATGTTAAACGTATCAATGAAACTCAATCACATAACATTTATGGCAATAATATTAATGATACTTAATATGATTAACAATACTATCTAGATTTGATTATCTTTATAGTAACTAAATTAAAAAAACTAATAACTTTCCAAGACGTTGAGAACACCAGTTTCTTATATGTTACGCATGAGAGGTCGAATATACTCCTTGCGATATAAGTTTTAGGTGTAAAACGCTAATCACTTATTTCTATATTATAAGGATACAGCCATACTATCCTTTACTTTATTATTACTTAATCATACACTACAGTCTGTGAAGATAGTAGTGTTTTAAACTGATTATTAACTTAAAATTAAGATAAAATGATAAGACATAAGATTTTAGATGTATGGGTTAAAGAAGATAACCCTGCATCACAAGAAGTATTTAGATGGTTTAAATATTCTATAGAAAAAGATTATAAATCTATAGAAATATTATCAGATATAAAGACTAAAAAAGATGAAACAGAATATATTAGGCATCGTCTAATACTAAAATATGACATTGGTTGTATTTCTGCGGAAGTTATAGATATAATTGTTAAAGATTTTTATCCAAACTATAACAAAGATGGTAATAAGATTTTTTAAAAGATTAATTTGTAAACATAGTTATGTTATAACAAGTGAAAGACGTAATATATGTACTCATGAAGATATGTATGAACTTACATGTATAAAATGTGGAAAAACTATGTCAATAAACCTAGCAGATCCAAATTATATTAACAAATAAAATATTCAAGTTTAAACCATATTAAAATCAACATTATGAAAACAAGAAAACACTTTATCAGAAAGTATGAACTCTTAGCAAGATGTATTCAAACTAACTTAGAGTTATTTATACTACAATAGTAATGCAGCCAAGAGACAGTGGCAAGCCTGACAGAATGCAGAGCCTTAACTACATGTAGTATTAGTATCATTGTAGTGTGTGGTACAATTGTTGTAAACACTATCTAAACTCAGTATGAAGGAGTTTTTCACTATTTTAGATTTGAAAAATAGTTCTGAGCATCTGTCACTGGATGAACAAAGAGTGACAACGTAACTATGCGTAAATAGTAGGGGACAGCATTAGCTGTCCTCTTTATATGTTTAATCAATAAACTAAAAAGATATGACGTTAGAACAATTTCAGAATCTTAAAATCGGCGACATTGTAGTAGCTAAATTGGTTAATTCAAAACAAAGTCGCGTTAACCCTGTTACTAACATTGACAGAGGAAATCTAAAACTACACATAGGTAAAAGTGGAAAATGGCGTAGCTATTTACAATTTGAAGTATTAACTGCTGATTATGTAGTTAAATGGATCAAACGAAGAATAGATAGTAAATCATCTCCTCATTTTACTATTGAAGTTAAGAGTGATACTGAAGTAACATTTAAAGTTCATAAAAAAGTACAATTCAATCAATGAAAAAGTTAACAGAAAAACAAAAAGTCAGAAGGCAAATATTATTTAATATGCCATATCTATTACTTACTTTTCTTATTAAGGAAAGAGTATTAGATAGATTTCTAGATAACACTAGTAAATATGCAATCGTTCATAGCATAAACCTATCGTGTCTTTATACAAAATTAAGAGATCCTTACGCAGCAATCGAATGTACATTCGCATGGGATTGTACAAAAGAAGGATACAATTTTTGGAGAGAACTCAACAATAAGTATAAAAGCATATGGGAAATGAACGATTCTGGCGCATTGTTATTACGATCAGATTATTGGTATACTTACTAATATTATTAGCAGTAGTAATAGCAATAGTATTTGTAGCAAATAGTATTTAATCAATAAATAGTTATTATGCAAAAGTTAATGTATTTTTTATTTGGACTCATAACTGCATTATTTGCAGCTGTGATGATTATTGAACATCAAGGAATATATTTCTTTGATGAAGAAGTGTATGGACTGTTATATACCGATTATTGGAATTATTGGTATTACTCTAAAGTAGTGATAATCGCACTATTTATATTCTGCGTATTATCTTTTGTATATACACTTGGCAGTGGATATAAAGATAAAGACAATGGATACAAAGAAATCAAACCAAGCTGATTTAGCAGATATATGGTGGAATAAATTTGAAAACTGGTATGAAACACATCCAGTAACAAGAGTATTAATTGTAATAGATGCAATATTAATAGCATTTATATACTTAGTATTAACTTAAAACATTATCAAAATGAGTGAATTTTTATTATTACATGACAATGAATCAGGAGGAAAGCCAGCCACTGTAAGAAAAAGTATTATTTCTTCAGTTCTTCCATCAGAAGATTATTCAGAAGGATCAGCTATCTTTACTAAACTTGATGATGGAGAAACTATGATTCTCGAAGCAAAAGAATCAGTAGAAGAGATTTATAACATGTTAAAAGATTAAACAACATTTATCAAAAATGAAATTTAAGTATGTATTTTGGCTAATTGCAGCAATAGTAGCATTAGCAATTTTTATCAGTTGTGCAAGACCTCGTAGTCCTAAAGAAAAACAAATCCTTGAAACGGATACAATTGAACAAGTAGTAGCACCAACAGTACAAGAAGTGCTACAATGGCGTGAAAATATGAGATTAGACAAGTATGTAGATAGTGTGTTCTTGGTTATGCCAGAACAAGTACTAACTCAAATACTTGTTACTAAAGGTACAGATTTATCAAATCATGAAATTGTTTCTATTTATATTAGTAATAAAGACTTTTATGATAAATTAATAAAGAGGAGTATGGATATACAAAAAGAATATATACCAGATAGTATGCCAAGGTCCTCATTACCACAACTTAATAGTGACTCAATTCATGCCGCAGTACATTAGAAAATTAGTGTTAAAACACGAAGATGAATCTCTAGAACAATATGAAACTAGAGTAAACAAAGAATTAGAAAAGCTTGAGAATTATAGTGAAGATGAAGCACATACTCATTTATTTGCAACAGATTCACAATACTTAGCTACTATAATGTTTTGTAAAAAAGATGATTCTATAAAGAAGAAAATAGGATTTTAAATATCATCAGATAAAGCTGTATTGGTTCGTGAGAATAGATGCAGCTGCCTCCTTACTGTGAGAATCAGTGACAAACATGTGGGGCTTATATCTTAGATGTCCATCTAACTCGTGCTGTAGTTAGACAAGGCAACCATCGAGTATTAGTGCAGACGTTAAAATCATGTACTCCAATAAGATTAGTTTGACAGCTATATCTGCTTATGAGTTAAAACTAAGTGAGAGTCATTTTAATTAGTATTTCAATTAAGCTGTATTAGTGTAGAAGTTACACAACGATGTGAATCGTCAAGCCTGCAATATACTGCAATATATTGTATAAACTGTTACATACCTTCTTTATTTACTGTAAGCGTACAGTAGAAAATGTGTGTTAATATATAATTAAGATTGATAAAACCATCTAGTTGCAGCTAGACGTCCTCAAAATATTGTATAATTAAAACTATTAAATATGAAAGAATGAATATTTTTAAGAAAATCAAACTGAAAATCAGTAGTTACAGAAGGCTAAAAGCCTATCATAGTAACATCAAACGACTTGCTGAATTAGAATTATTAGACAATCCTAAAAAGCAAAAAGAAGTTGCATTACGTTCACAATGTTTAATTCATGGGCACAAATGGAAAAATGAGCCTAATAACAATGAATTAAGCATTCCTATTACTAAAAGAACTTACTGTGAAAGATGTGGTAAGTACTACAGTCAAGAAATTTATAAACAACTTTAAATTCATATTAAATGAAATCTTTAAACTTTGTAATTATTGGAATTCCTGCATCAATTAATCAGGAAAGTGTTGTAACAGCAGTAGCTCTTATGGCTAAAAAGCTTGGTTTATCAGAAGTACATACAGAAATACTTGAAACAAGTAAATTTGCAACTAGCTCTTCAAATAAACAAATGATTGAAAACATATTAAAAGATGTTATTACTGTATGTACAGCAGCTGGTCTAATGAATATTGCTGCAATCAATGCCAATTTTTGGAAATTGATTGAAGATGGTAAATTAACTAGACCACAAATTGAGATGATGCTGGATGAAAAAGAAGTTACAATTGAGTATCTCAACAAAAAGGGATGTGCTTATATCTTTGATCTTTTAGTACAAGCAATTAGAGTGTTATAATTATGGGAAAGACCTATAAAGAATCTCATTTTCCAGGTTCTAAGCAATCAGGAAAAGCAGCTGAATATCAGTCTAAAAAGAGAGTTAGACATTCTAAAATGCAACCGTATAAAAGGGAAAGAGCTATAGTATAATTTTTGTTATAAGTGAAATTATGAGCAGAAAACAAAGAAGTTTAGCTAGAAAGATGCATAATAAACTATATCTAGAGGAAGCATTATTAGATGGAACATCTGTTCTTAAGGTGTTTAGAACACACCATAAAGCACATAAATCTAATATTAACAACTTAGAAGCATATTATCGTCATCTTTATATAAAGCTAAAAGAGAAAGATGAAATGAAGAAGAAATTCTTAAGTGAAACACTTCCTCGAATAAAAGAAGCAAATAAACGTCGAGAAGCTGCATATTTAGCAGCTATTGGCAAGTAAATAGAATTACTAATTAAGTAGTTATGATAGAATCCAATCAACACGGAAGGTTATAACGCCAGACCCCTAAAGGTGATTAATACCTATGGACTATACAACGGTCAACCTTATTTAAGGTCAGGAGAAGGAAAAGGGCTAGCTATCGAATAAGGCGTACGAATAGATAGTATAACTTTCTATTTCTTTATTATTATGTGGACAAAAAAAGAACTAGAAAAGAAAACAAAAGAAGAACTAATAAACATTATTATTAAAATGCAGATAGATATTCGAGAAGAAAGAGATGAAATCTATCGCAGACGTTTATTAGATACTTTTTAAAATTATTCATTCACTTAAATAAATCAATTATTAACAATTAAAATCAAAAGAATTATGAAAAATTTTATGAACTTTGTAGGAATTATGTCAGGTGCAGCAATGTTGTGTGATAAAGTAACTGATGAAAGTTACAACTTTGAAGCTGGAATGAAAGCGCAAGCAGAAAAAGACGGTAAAGTTGAAGCCGCAGCAGTTGCAGAAGCTAAGAAACAGATACAACAAGAACAGTTAGAACGTGATTCTATGGAAGTAAAACGTAGAATCAAAGAATGTGACAAAGCTGTTTCTAAAGCTGAAAGAAACGGACGTTTTGCATCAAAACATAAGAACATTATGAAGGACTTTTCTGAAGAACTGAAGAAAGCTCAAGCTGAATTTGAAGCTACTGGTGATTACAAAGCTTGGGACAAAAAGTACTCAGAACTTACAGATAAGAAAGACGAAGCTATCGCAAAAGCGAAAGAAGAAGTCTTTGGTTCAAGATACGAAAATATCTATCTTTAATCAACATCCGTATTCTAAATGCTTTTATGCTAAAATAGAATAAAAGTCTAACCGCAAACTATATAAGTCGCATTGTCGCATTAAGGAGTTCGGGTAGATCGAACTGAATTGACAGTTCTATTTAATGCTTTTATGCTAATAATAGGAATACATGCCTACTGATCATGTGCTATAGTAGATCAATTCTTCACTCCGTATGCTTTATGCTCCAAGGGTAATGATTCGGGAGAATCCTGAAGAATAGTCTTATAGACGAAAAACAGTAAGTATATCAAAATACATATACATATAGTACTTTTATGTCTATATTTCAATCGAGTCTCTAGCTTGCTAGATGAGCACTTGGTATAATATGTATTCTGTCAAAGACTATAAATTCTAAAGTAATAGCAGCTTTATGCTATTATATACTAGATTTAATGCTTTTATGCTCATAATCAACAGTATATACTATTACTTTAGGATTACATATCAAGTATAGAGAGTTTGATCACTCTCTATACTACTAAAAGAGTATATTGTACTATTATATCAACCCAATGATATATGAAAACTCGTGTATGATGTATATCTCTCTAATTGAGGCGTTATCCAATCTGCCAGGATATGAAGGCGCAGAGGTGTACAAAACTCTTTATATTTACAACTTAAAATTATTTATCATGAGCTATATTGCAGCAGATATGTGGGGTGAACATCTATTCTATAATAAACCTGTTAGATATGTTCATGAAACAACAAAAAGAAGTTGGTGGATAGACCCAAAACATAATAATTCTATTAGTGTACCAATAGGTACAGCTAAACTATTTAATGATGCAGGATTCTTATATACTCATTATGTACCATTTGATAAAAGAAATATGTGTTTTGGAGATAATCCTATAGAAATAAAAGTATATTGACTGTTAGGTCATTGGATGAATCGTTTGGACGAGGGTTCGACTCCCTCATGCTCCACTATTACAGGTCGCAGTGGAGGCATGCCAGCTTGTAACAGAACAGAAACCAGTTACCGGACCAGTGAGAACCTGCACACTATCTCGCTTGCAAGAGAGAACATGTTGGTGTGCACAAGGGGCATTATGGTTTTGACAGCGAGGATGAAAATGAATAGGTCAATAACGTCAGAAATGACAAAACTTTTGTAACAGACTATACTCGTATTGCAGCGTAATATGAGATAAGTCAACGGCTAAGCTAATGTCGTAAAAAGCAGGTCACGGATCGTGCAATTGGTTAGACACAAGCAGACAATGCCTAAGAGTGTGGGTTCGAGTCCCACTCCGTGAACAATATTATTAAAAACTAAAAGTAAGAATATGGATATAGATCAACTATTAAAAAGTAAATCTCCTAAGGAGAAAATGGATTTTTTAAATTCAATGAGATGTAAAGTAATAACTAAGTTAAAAACTACCGATGAATACAAAATTTCAGAAGCAGTACTATTAGTAAATGAATTTATTAATAGTACATTTGAAGATGAACCAACTAAACCAGTTAAAATTGATAAAAGCACTGTAGTACTTCCTACAGAAATACTAGGGCAAGGTGTAGATCAAATACCTTTACAAAAGTATGATGTTATAAAAGCTAAAATAGGTCCATGTGAACATTATGGAGTAATCTATAAAATAGATGCAGAACTAAATATAGCTTGGGTAGTAAATATAACTAGTGATATTACTTTAGATAATTTAATTCCTATTAAAAGAAGCAGATTGTTTAAAACATTCTTTGTAGCTTATTTTCATCCTGTATTCTTAGACAAGAACAACTACACTTTTTGTAATGTTTTTGATAATAAAGAAGAATTTGACGAAGCTATAAGAATCATTAAAAAGTATTATAAAACAAACTTTAGAGTATGAGAATAGATTATAACAAGGCATCAATTATTCCTTTAGATTATAATAAAGGAGATAAAGGTTTATGACTAGCGGTTAAAAAGAATAACAAATATATTCTAAGATTACTAGCTATATTTGAAACAGCTCTCATTGAACAAATCAAAATAAGCAACAGAGATTTGTTCGATTATAATGTATTTTACAATCTGAAAGAAGCATTATTAGATTATGATTTTACTTTAACTAAAAAGAATTATAATCAATTAGATGCTTTAGCTTCAATAAATGAAAAGAAACATTATGAACAATACTTAAAAACATTTTGTAGATGAAAAAGACTTTAAATCAATTAAAGGCAAGTAGAAGGAACTTATCTCTTATGCTTTTAGCAGGTATGATTACTAATCTGAAACACATTAAACATTTTGTTAGAGATACAGAAATAGTAATAAGAATAGATACTCTATTAGCAGCTATAGAAAGACTCCAATCTTCAATTAAAGAAACTACTTATGAATCGTGGTCGGCATAAAAAGAGTAAAGAAAAAGAATTTGATACTCAAGCAGAAATCTTAGATACTATACGAAAAGAACTTTGGATATTATTAGCAATATATGAAGATCAATCAACATATAATATGAAAGATTATTTTGCAAAAGCGTGGATTAGTAGTAATGATGGAAGAAACTATCATAGTATAGTTGGATGGTATATTAATAGTACGTATTATCTTGATGATTTTATATGTAAAGTTAAAATAACACTTGATGGAGCAACTATTAAAAATAGTATCTATCTAATTAAATTTGAATTTGGAAGTAATTCAAAAATATTTAAATATAAACATGAATAAAAAAGGCTTAAGAGGTTTTATTAGGAATAAATTGCCTAAGACTTGGGAAATTGTTCTTACAAGAGAACGTAAACTTACTGCGTTCATTGAGTATGTATATGAATCAACTCCATCAGTAATGAAGGGAGGTAGAGGTTGGCGACGTGGTGTACATAACATTACAGTCGGATACAATAGATGCAAAATCTATGAAATGTTTCAAGCTGAAAAGAGTAAAGAAGGCTTGATATATTGGGTAGGCATCTATAATAAAATTAAAGATCTTGAACATCAAATGAATTAACATGGAAATTGTTCAATATGTTCGCTGGACTGAACCAGGAGAGCGAGAAAGACTACAAGAAGTAATGCAGCAATGCAGTGGAGAAATGGAATTTAGAAAGAAAGTAGCTTCTGAATTCAACATTAGTCCAATGGATGCAGCAGTTGTAGTAAAGAGATTCAAAAATGAATTTATCAAAATACTTAAAACAAAAGGATTATGTTAAAAGCAGGTATGTGGATCGCACAAGGTCCAGAAACTAATGTATTGCTCCTTTTAAGCGGAGTAGAACCATTATTAGAAGTAGTAGGTGCAATTGATCTTAATTACTTTAAACAGAATGGTAAAGCTAAAGATCTTACTAAAGACAGTCCTGAAGTGGTAGATATTATGATGTATCCTGAAAAGTATACATTTGCATTACCATCTATTACTGAAGTAGTTGATAATGTAGGTATTGGTGATTTACAGACTCTAGAAGGCTTAGGAGAAGATTCTAGAAAAGATAAAATCATCGAAGAAGGTATTGCTTACTATAAATCAACTTTACCATTATATGGTATAGAACAAGCCAAAGTAAGAACTAGACTGCATTTAAAGAAGAAATACAGCCTAAAAATGTCTCAAGCTAACTATGTATTTACTGTAATTTGTAAAGCACTTAACAGAGAACCATAATGAGCGATTTTAAGAGACTTATTGAAGCACTCAATGCTGAATTAGAGGAACCTTATAGGTTTACTTTAGACAAGATTGTATCTTCTGCTAATTTTGATACTAAAGTATTAGGATATGCAGATAGTGTATTAGATGATTGGGCAAATATACCACCTGATTTAAAATCTAAGATAGTTACTAGTAATACTTGTCTAAGTATCAATAAGTGGATAAATAGAAGACTATGGATGGATATTCTTAATAATCTATTAGAAGATAAAATATTAAGTCTTCAAACAAGATTAGTAAGAGTAAGGATTGCTATTAATATGTCATTGAAAATGGCATATCCTCTCAATGAAGAAGAGAAAGAAGAATGGAGAGAACATATCTCAGATGTATTCTATAAAAGATGTCTAGCAGTAAATAATTATTACTGTAAAGAAATCATAAAACTTCCCTTCTGAATTTAAGGATTGTGGTTATTGGGTTAACTACAATCCACTAAAGTTTAGCTATATGACACAAGAAATAATAGATCTAGTAGAGCAAGCTAAACAAGGTTCTCAGAAAGCATTTAGTAAATTATACTATAAGTATAAAACTGATATTTGGTACACTATTATGGGTGTAGTCAAAAATACAGATATTGCTGATGATTTAACATCAGTAGTATTTACTAAAGCTTATGAGAAATTATCTATGTATACTCAACATATTTCATTTAATATGTGGTTAAAAACTATTGCTGTTAATGCATCAATAGACTATATACGTAGAAACAAAAAAGAGCAATTAAATAACTATGTTGATGAAGATGAAAATCCAATTCAACTATCTGCTTTAGAAAAAAGTCCTGAAGAAGATTTGATTCTAAAGGAAAAGTTAGATATAGTCTTACAAGCTATACCTACTCTTAAGAGAAAGTATAGAGATTTAATTAATGCTCGTATAGATGGTTTATCTTATAAAGAGATAGCCAGTAAGCTTGCAATGAATGAATTAGCTGTAAAAGGTGATTTAAACAAAGCAAGACAAAAACTTAAACAAAAAACAGATTATTAACAAACACTTTCAACAATATGACTAGTTTTTGTTTACTCCTTTTAGGAGCATTAGCATCTTTTATCATTTCTAGAATGTGTAAAAGTGCTAGTTTGTACGTATTCTTAGTATGCGTACTTTTACTAGGCTTTGTTGTAGGTACTGGAGTAAAAAAGGTAGTTGCAAATACCTCAGATACTCCTTCTCAAGAGTTAGTTGTTACTATGGCTCCTAATCCCACATCTCAAGGTTCTACTGCTTTTGTAGGGACAGTAGATAACCAATCTTATGAAATGGGTCAGGAAGACGGAGGTGAGATGTTAGTAACAACTGATAGAGAAGATACACCTACCATGCCTAACAATGCAGAGATAGAAGATGACAGTTGACTGCACTTAATTTCATAATTTAAGTGTATTAATTGTTAAGTTATTAATTTATTTAAAACATAATCAATATGGCAAAAAGAAATAAAGGTGGAAAGACTCCAAGTGCAAAAGCAGCAAGAAACTTAGAAGCTTTGAAAAAAGCTAAAGAAGCAGTAGAAGCTTCAGCTAAAGTAGAAACAACAAAAGTAGAAGATTCTAAACCAGAAGAAAAGAAGCCTGAAGAGAAACCAGCTGAACAAAAGAAAGGTGGTGTCTATCAGACCCCAATGGGTAAATCAGCATATGAAACTCATATGTTGTGCACAAAATCACCGTATATGAGTCTACTTTCTCTTAAGATTGAGAAAGACAGCAAAGGCATTGAAAATATCAAAGCCGAGTGGAAGAACAACGAAACTAGTGAAACTACTAGTGTCCTCTTCCCAGTATCTAATGTAAAGAAGGGAGACGGAATTGACGTTAAACGGATTAAGGAAGGAATTAAGAATCCTATTCCTGCTGAAGTTCCTGAAACTAAACCAGTTGAAGAACCAAAGAAGGAAGATCCTAAACCCGCATCTACTGAAAAGAAACCTAAACAGCAGAAGTCGAAGAAGGAAAAGATAGAAGAAGTAGAAGCTGAAGAAATTGACATCAACAATACTCCTACTATTAAAACAGCCGCAGCTCCTGCGCCCAACATTGTAACTCAGAACAGTGACAGAATTGATGCAAATCACTCAGTAGATTTGATGAACGCAATTCTGAAACGCCGTGAAGAGATTAAAGATGATCGGGCAATGTATCAAGCAACAGGAAAACAGGCAGACCTTATGATGTTTGTATTAATTCAGAAATGGAATGACCAATTTAAGAATGATGCAAAAGAACAAGGTTTTACTGTAAACGAAGAAATGTTTGCATATTTGAATGAAACAGCTTCTTTGTTCCTCGGTGTTAATTTGCTTCCTAGCAAAACATCTGATGGACAGCTCGAGATTAACTTCAAAGATGCTGTCGCAAAGACAAATCCTGAAATGCAGAAAGCTTTAGAACAAGATGCTAAAGTTCCGCAGACTCAGGAAATGCCAAAACCTGAAGAATGTGTCACAGATGAACAGAAAGTAGCAGCAATGTGTACTATTATGAACATGCGGCACAAGCAGAAGTCAGGAGGTATAGGTAAGAATGTAGCAAATATGATTGAATTTGCACGGGAAGCCTATAAACTTGACAAAGATGCAGAACCAGCACAAGTATTAGCAACTGTATTACTTAAGATGAAGGAAGCAGGACGAAACGCTACATTACTTGAAGGTTGTGCGAATGCTATTTGGGGTAATTTAACTGGTAATTTGTCAGTTTTAGCATCTCATGCTTGGCTTAAGAACCAATTAACAACATACAACGATGCGCAAGTTGCTAATGTTGTGAAAGTATTCTTAGCTAAGAAGATTGCTGATGAAACTGCAAAAAACAATAACTACGAAGAAGAAGCAAAACGGTATTCTCAATTAATTAGTGGAACTAATGACGATCTGATCAATCGTATTATTACTTCTGCTAATAACGAAGGTAAAGATGAAGACAAACTTGTATATCCAGAAATCAAGGGTCTGAATCTTAAAGGTAAACACATTTCAGCAATAAAGACTGTAAACAATATGCGTATTGCTTATGGAGCAGAAATGAATGATAAGATGTTGAAACAAGTAATGCAGAAAGTATCTGGCTTGTATACATCAACTTCTTTAAATCCTCTTACTTTCTATGTTGAGAAATCTGCGTATGCTACTAAAAAGTAACAATTAACGCATTATCAAAATGAGTAAAAAACCAACAGTTTTATTTACGCTAGCAATACTAGCTTTCGGTGGATATGTAGGATTTGTAACTAACTATACAAATACCGCCACCGCACACGAGTATGTGATTCCGAAGTTCACAGATGTACCTCGGACAAAAGACTTTAATATTGATATTAATTTGAACAATAACGCTATAAAATTAAATGGACAAAGCAACCCAGAACAAAATATCAATGTTGAAATCAAAAAGAAAGACAGTATCATCTATCTAACTTCTGTTGTAGAGAAGGAAGTACCTAAATACATTAAGGTAAGAGAACTGCCATCAGTTAAAGAGAATAAAACCACTTGTACGGATATTCTCCAAAGACTGAAACAACAACAATCAGAGAAGATAAATCTGAGTCGCAACTAGAACAGCCAATGCGATTATAGAGCTATAATGGTGTATATCCAGAGATATCTAAATCAAAGGATTAGAAAGTAAATGGTTAGATTGCTTTCTTAAAATTAAGATAGTACAGAATATTAGTAGGAATAGAGTATGGCTACAACTATAGGCTATTACTGAAAGTATAATAACTTATTGTGTTTATATACTATCTATAAACTGAAGAGGCAATAAGATAGAGGGAGAGCGTGTACAACCCTCTTGTTTTTGGTGAGAACCGACTGGAGACAGAAACAGAAGACGCAATTAGTAGAGAGCAGTCTACAAAATTAAACAGTACAAGGGGAACGAAATCCTCTTAAGTTACTCGCAGACTTATCATAGTTTGAATCAAGAAGGAGTAATAAACACGATGATGCCCAACAAATCGTAGTGTCCAAGACTACGTGCTGAACATTATCGAGCATATAACGCTCTAGGGTAGCTCCAAACTCCCCTTTATAGCATAGACTATATAAAAATGTCAGTATAGTGTTCTATACTTATCTAAACAGTTATATTGTAACTTAATAAGTTTAGAGATAGTATATATGAAGGTACTTAATTATAATATTATAGCACTACTTATTGAAAAAATATTGATAGATTACCTGGATTAGGCGTAAAGCCTATGCACAATGTTATGTTAATCAGTACATAGCTAATCCTAAGCTTGTATTACTATACACTCCAGTATAGAGGGATAGAGTGACAAAGTGAGTAGTAGATTGTGTGCCTATTGGCTGAGTAGCAATGATCCAATATTAATAAATAAGGAATCCTGCAACGGACCTCTTTAGGAAATAAGGAGTATGTGAGTTCAAGTAGTATTATAATAAACTCAGTTGTTATCTTATCTGAGTATAAACCTAGAGTGCTTTGCAACAGGAATATAAAGATAACTAGCGGATGAAGTGCGCAATAACACTATTTCAATACTAAGCGGAAGACATAAAGCTTAGAAGTACTAAATAATTTTATCCAGAAGCATAACTGGAGTTTTATCAAATTTGCACAAGGTAAGATACTCTATCCTTAAGAGTATATGTGAAAGTGAGCATCGCCCTACTCCTAGGTTGAAGAGAAGCAGACACATTAAGAGACGGACACGAAGCAGACCGGAGAAAAATCTGTGCATTGCACTAAATAGTAGTCTTAACGGGAAGTGACAGAATGTAAATCTATTTAGGAAGTCTCTATTCACGAGAGAATAAACATGTTTAATTTAACTAATGAGGAAGTTCAATGGTAGGTTTTAGGACGAGTAGTGATAAGAAGACGAAAGTAAATCCGAGCCACCCTCGACTGTACAATATAATTGCTGACATTTGAAACATTTAAAGTATATTGCGCAACAATATATGTAAAGTGACGCTGATTCCTTACATTAAAGGATGATAGGTGGAAATCCTAAAGTTATGTGCAGAATAAGAACAAAGTCGTAAGTACACGCAGCCTTAGAATAAACTATTAGGCTATAGAGTGGGTGTTTTGAAACATAAACAGCTCAAAATAAAATTCGGTAGAAGTATTACCGATAGTGAAGTAACAGTTAGGTTATGAATCATATGCAGTACTCCTTACTATAACAGGAAAAAGAGCACGTTATAGTTACTGTTAGGCTCTTTAAACAATCAGAAACTAGCATAGCATTCGATTTTCAGATAATTTCAGTTATAATGTTATTTGATGGGTATAAATCTCCTACCGTTGGAGTCCCGTTGTATCTTTTTAGGTATTAACTAGCATAGCATTCGATTTTCAGATGTCGAATTACATATCTTTTCATAGTTTAGTATTGATAATTTTATGAAGAACGGCTGACTCATCTGTCTCATGAGTAAAGTCCTACGGGGAATGCCGAGTGAAGTAATAACATCACGTTCTAGTAGTAATGTTAATAATACGAAAGCTTATCTTATAGTTTTTCAGATTACTTATCAAATCTTAGCAGAATTTCGTTATAGAGTTTTACTGTTTGAATACAAGAAGTGGTTTTTAAGTTTTTAATAAACGAATAGATATTAGATGCTATTCCACTTAGATAAAAGAACTCTATAGCTTACTTTTTAAATTAACTTAGTATTAACTTACTCCGTAGGTGGAATCAACCACGGAATCAAGAAAGGAGAAATTATGGAAACAACAAAATATGAAAGTGTGTTCAAAAATCCAGAAGGTTTTACTCAGCAAGAAATTACTCAGTTACGTACTAAAGTAATTGCGTTTAGCCGTGCTTTAGTTGGTCGGCGGTTGGCAATCCCCGTAAGTGATTATTTGGATTTGAATTACAAGAAGAAACTAGCTGGTGATATGCCGGGTCTTGTACTTGCAAATCCGATGAAGAAGTATATGATTGAAACTGTTGATTTGTTCAACGTAGATATCGTGCGGACTGCAAATGGTAAGATTGTTATTATGTTTAATAATGACGAAAAGTTGCAGTTTGATTTACGGGCAGATGTAGATATCGTATTGAAAGCTGGTCCGAAAGATGTTCAAGATGCTATCTTGAAGTTTGAAGCAACTGGAGAACGGTCTCCGTTCTGGAATGTTAAGATGGTAACAGAAGTTGTCACTCAGTTGAATCAGAGTAATTTGACTGATCTTAACAATTTTATTGATGAATTGGCAAATCAGGGAGCTTCTCTGGAACAAATCAATAAGATTACTAAGGACGACACTACTGCTTACTACAAGAGCATTGACGAGTAATTAATCTTAAGTACATAAGCTATGGCAACAAGTAAAAAGCCAATAGATTCATATCACTTGCAGATGTTACAGCTAATTATGTCTGATCCTCGTATTCAAAATAATTTGCTAATGGATGGGAGCAAAACAATTAAAGTTGGATATGATGGAACAGTATTAATAGGACGCCACAAATATGGTTGGGTAAATAAGTGGTTTAATTCCTATTATGTAATAGACTTTTTTAGTTTAGTACAAAGAATAGCTTTTATCATCACAGGTGTAGAAAGTAACAATTGTGATAAGTCAGGTTTGGTTGGGTTTCTGACAGAAGCGATTGATAAAGTACTTAAGAAAGATGAAAAAGAAAAAGTAATCGAGTTATTATTGTATTACTGTACATTACTTGATGAAAACAGTCCATTGAAATTGACCTATGATATTACAAAAGATGACCCAGGCTTTGATAAAAATATGGGTAACAACAGCAAGCGACGCAAAATGGTTGGGGTAGCAAATGCTTGCATAGATTTTGGGTATGAAAGAATACCTGTCAGTTTACATGTTGAAGGAGATTTATAATCGAATATATACATTTGGTTGGGTTCGTATTGAGTAGAAAATAATTGAAAATCAACATAAAATCAGTAAGAGTATATACATTTGGTTGGGTTCGTATATACTCTTACTTACTTGCCTCTGATAATGTTACTAAGGTAACTAAGTGTTGGAAAGCCGAGAGAAGAAGAATCGGATGCCGTATCGAGATGTGACAGAGGCGCTAACTCTTTGATCTTGTCTGTCTTATTTCTTAATTTTATTGTTATTCATATCAGCGGTCTGTGAAGATAGCTGATATTTTAAGTTATTAGACTTTGATCGGTCTATTAACTACACAGGTAGACTTTCTAATATACTATGTAATTAACTAATTGTCAAATTATTAAAATCAAGTATATATGAAAGCAAATAAATTTATTGAACAGCGTGATAAACTATCAGCAGATATTACTAAGTATTGGAATATTATTTCTATTGAGAATGTAGTAAATCGTAATTATCAACGTACTTACGATTTGAAAGAACTTTATAATACAATCAAAGGTCTTACAGATGATCGAGTAATTGTTAAATTAAAGATACTATGTATCAACATGGGTATAAAGAAATTTAGTGATTTGCCAGCTGATTGTAATCAATTGGATGTATTTAAGCTATGTGAATTGCAAGAAATGAAAGTACATCTAAGTCGTATACGAACTTTGAACCCTGTTCTTAAGTCTAAGAAAGGTAAAAAAGCTCTGAATAAGACTGAAGTTTTAACTTCAAACTGGGTTAAAGCACGAATAAAAGAACTCGATTTAGAGATTCTGAAATTAAAAGAGAAACTTACTAAGTTCAATGAAGAAACAGAATTTGATGATTCTGCTGCTCCAATGTGCTTAGCTGCTTAAAATATAACAAGGAAGCGATAGAGAGAGTACGTACGGAAAATCTTAAAATATTAACCTATTTAGCTTCCTTTAGTTTTTAACTATTAAAATCAATTGTTATGAATCAAGATACTAGAAATAAGAAAAATGCTAAATACCAGCAAAACTTACAGAAACGTTATGGATTAACTAAGTCCTCAGATTATAAAGCTATGTGTAGTAAAGGAATATCTTTGTCAGAAAACATTAAGCCTATGACAAAGGAATTTGTAACTACTCGTCGTCATGATAAGATAGTAAGTAGAGAAGTATATACTTATAAGTGGACTCCTGAAGCTACTAATGCACGAAAGGAGTATCATGAAGCTAAAAAAGGTATAGCTAGTATTCCTAAGAAACCTATACAGGTGTCTGATAAGAAGGATAAAAAACAGTTATTAGAAGAACGTCCTTATTCTGGTTACCATAAAGAATTGGTACAGAATCTATATGGTAGCAATAAAGCAGAACGCATTGCTAAACAACAAGCTTATAAAGCAGCTCATGAAGAGAAAATTAAGAAAGTAGCTAAACAACTTGAAGAATTCAAGATGTCTAAGAAGCTACAGTATTTAGAACAAAGACCGTATAAAGTAGTTATAGCTACTACAGACGATAAAGAGTTTAAGACAAGCTACTCTAATCTACCTATTGAACAACTTACTGAAGTAGTTACTAAATTGAATACAAAGTTATCCGATAAATATAGTAACTACGAGTCTATTACGATAGTAGATAGAGCAACTTTAGAAAAGAAATGCTTTGCTAAACATTTGCCAGAGATAAAGCAAGCAGCGTAGAGCGACAGACTTTTAGCAGGATAGTCTATAAAGAATCCTGCCTCAAGGGGTGTTCAGCTAGTAGGCAAGCGCAGGGTACAGGGAGGAATATTAGAGAGACTCTAATACACTATTTATAGTGCTGCAACCAATCGGCATCATGGGTTCGATTCCCATACACTCCACTAAATTTATACGCTATGAAGATAAGAGGAAAAACAGTATATGTCTATGATATTGAAGTTTTCCCAAATGTATTTCATTGCACAGCAAAGAATACTGAATCAGGGAAGTTTCATAAGTTTGAGATATCAAGCAGAAAAAATCAATTATCAGAATTAGTTGATTTTTTTCGTGTACCAAATGTTAATATACCATTAAAATTTGGAGATCTCTATACTACTGAAACTCAAATTGATTCAAATAAAATCTTTGCAGGATATAATAATTTACATTATGATAATCCTATTATTAATTATATAATAGATTATTATAATATACTTAAAAATAAACCATATCTAAGGATATGTGATAGTATTTTTAACTTAAGTAGAACTATAACTACATCTCAAGCAGATGACAACATAGAAGCATGGAAAAAATGGAAATATCAAGTATGGTATGATTCATTTGATATACTTACTATGTTATATTCACAGAAATTGCGTGTTGGATTGAAGGAAATGCAAGTAACTATGCAATATCCTAATGTTCTAGAATTTAATGGAGACTTTAATAAGTTTCTAGAAGAAGCTAGAATAGAAGAGATGATTGAATATAATGTGAATGATGTTAATTCTACTGAAAAATTATTAAATCGGTGTTCTGAAGATATAGAATTAAGAATAGCTATCGAAGATGAATATAAAGTAAGAGTACTAAGTAAAGATGGAGTAAACATTGGAATGAAAATTCTAACGCAGAAATATCTTGAAAAGACTGGTTTATCATGGTGGGATATTAAAGATTTAAGAAGCCCAGCAGATGTTATAGACCTAAACAAAGTAATATTGCCTTATATAGAATATAAAGATCCTATACTTCGTAATGTACTATCTGATATGAAGAAACAGATAGTATCACCAGGTAGAAAAGGATATGAAAACAAATTCGTATTTAGAGGATTAAAATATTCTGTAGGAGTTGGTGGTATTCACTCTGAAAATAAACCTGAGATAATTGTTCCTAGGGAAGATGAAATGTTAATAGATATTGATGTTGCATCTCTGTATCCTAGTATGATAATAGAGTATAAATTCTACCCAAAACATTTGGGTCCTGAATTTCTAGAAGTTTATAATCAAGTTAAAGATGAACGAATAGAAGCAAAACATAACGGTATTAAGACTAAAGATAAAACTCTTAAGTTAGCATTAAATGGTCTTAGTGGTAATCTACAGAATGAACATAATTTCTGTTATAGTCCATTTGCAGTAATGCAGATTAGAATAAACGGACAATTACTACTACTTATGTTAGCAGAAAGATTATCTGATATTGGCTGTAGAATAGTACAGGCAAATACAGATGGTTTATTTGTTCTTCTTAAGAAGAATCTGTATGAAAAATTACAAAGTATATGTAAGGAATGGGAACAACAAACGAGGCTAACCCTAGAGGAAGATCGTTTTGAAGCTATGTATCAGTATGCTATTAATGATTATATAGCTGTAAAAGAAGGTTATCAAGCAATGAAGAAATTGTTTGAAACTGAACCAGAAAAAGCTCTAAATAAAAAAAAGAAGCCTTATACTTCTTTAGATATGATTAAAGATGATTATATTAAAGAAAAAGGTATGTTTATTACTAAGGTTTTACTTGGTAAGGGAATGTCTGCAAAGATTATTCCAGAAGCTATTAGAGATTATTTTGTTGATGGTATTCCTGTAAAAGATACTATCTACAATTGTAAAGATATTAAGAAGTTCCTTACTTACCAGAAAGTAGATAAGAAATTCTCTGTAGAATATAATGGAGAACTGATACAAAGAATCAATAGATTCTATGCATCTACTAATGGTCCTTATTTATATAAATGTAAAATAGTAAATAGAGATGTTGAGATACCGCAATATCTTGTATGTCTCAAAACAGGAGAAAGTATAATAACTACAGATTCAAATCAGTTTTACTATAATTCTAATGTAGAACAGATATTACCTTATAGTTCAAAGATTATAACTAAAGGTACTAGAGTAGACTATACTAATCTACTTACTGCATCTGGTGTTACTATACTAAATAAATTTGATAATAAACCTATAGAAGAAAGAAAGATCAATTATCGCTACTATTTAAAGGAAGCGTTAAAGATCGTTGAAGAATTAAAACCAAGACAACTAACGTTGTTTTAACAAATATTTCCAGATTGTATCAAAAGTTAGTTCATAAAGTACTATATTATGATACTAGAATTAGATACAACATTATTAGATATTTTTGGAGAAATATCAATTAATCAGTTAGTATTTTTAACTCTTGTGTTGAATGATAATCAAAGTAATAATCAAGACGTTCACAAGTTTCTCAGCCGAATAAGTGAAAACGACATACAAGAGTTAATCGACAATGACCTTATCTCCTTTACTACTTCAGGAGATAATAAAATTTATAGTCCTACAGAAAAACTATTGTCAAGTACAAAACAAGATAAGACGTGGTTTGATGAGTTCTATGAAGTATTTCCAGTGTATGTTTTAAGACCAGATGGTACTAAAGGTTTTTTACGATCTAATATAAATAAATGTCGTAAAGAATATAATCGTATTGTAGGTAAATCTAGAGCAATGCACGAACACCTTCTTCAATGTCTTCAATTTGAAATTGAAAACAAAATGATAACTGGTAAAATAGGTTATATGAAGACGATGTGGAAATGGCTCACTCAACATGAGTGGGAGGTTATTGAAGAGCAAATGAGTTATGAATCTGAAACACCTGTAAGTTATGGAGAATACGGAACAGAATGCCGTTAAAATACTACCTTTTGAGTCAATATCTCAGGTAGCAAATAAATCCATAAACTACATTAAAGCTAGAAAAAATCATAGTATAGTATCATTAAGAACTAGATGGGATAAATTCAATAAAGCCACTGGTGGAATTGAACCAAATATGATATTTACTATAGCTGGTATATCAGGTAGCGGTAAGAGCTCAGTTGCAAATATGTTAGTAATGGATTTGATTGATCTTAATCCTAATCAGGATATCGTAGTATTATACTTTAGTTTAGAAATGGTAGACTACAGAAATGTTGGTCGTGTAATAAGTAATAAAACTAAGAAAACTGTATCTGAATTATATAGTTCAGTAGAAACACTTAGTGATGAAGACTTATTAAAAGCTGAATCGGCAGCTGAAACCATTAAAAAATACAATATATACTTCGTTGATAAAGTATGTAATGTAGAAGAAATAGGTAATACTATAGATTACTTTCATAATACTGTGGCTAACGGTCGTTGGCTAATAGTAGTATTAGACCATGTTCTTCTAGTAAATGGAGAGGGTGGAGAAAGAAGTACAATAGTCGATTTACAGAAAATGTTTATACAGAAGAAAAAACTTTCTAATACTAGTATAATACAGCTTTCACAGATGAATCGTAATATTGAAAGTCCTGATAGAATTAATAATCCAAGCACTCACTTTCCAATGAGAAGTGATTTATCAGCATCTGATGCAATATTTCAAGCTAGTGATTTTGTTATTGCTGTTCACAGACCAGAGATACTTAATCTAGCTATATATGGAGTACGTCGTCTACCTGTAAAAAATAAGGTTTATATGCATTTCTTAAAAGTAAGAGATGGTGAACCATGTATATTAGAATTTGAAAACGAACTTCAATATGGCAATCTAATTGAAACAAATACTGCAAGTGCTGAAGAACAAAAAGTAGTATTTAAACAAATTAAAAAAGGCTGATTATGAAAGGTTTTACAATTAAACTTCCGAAACAAAATATTGACCCTCAGGGTTCTTTGAAAAATCGTATATTAAACGAAGTTAAAAACCGCTTACCGTTTGCTAAATGGTATGGAATTCACACTCCGGAAGATCCGGAATACAGTGTATCATATGCAGGTCCTGAAGACTTGCTATGTTTTGGATGCAATCGAAATGCACATTTTTCTGCATTCAATAAAAAATATTATCGACCGACATGTTCATATGATAATTCACTTACATGTCCGTTCGCAAATCGAGCATTTAAATTGCGTCAATATGATGCTATTTCAGAATTTGATTTAGCATTGAAACGACTAGCAGAATATGCTAAGATCATGGAAGACTATGAAGAAGATCGTGGTTACGATTTTACTTACATGGGTCAACCTGTACGTATTTACCAGAAGTTTATTCAGATTGGTTATACAATCATTCCTATTGATAATCCTAGTCTGTTTTTGAATAACTATCGTAAAGCAGATAAAAATAATATAGTAAATGTTATTATTAATATTAGTAACAGTACTACTGTTAACAATATTCTCAACAATGAATAACGAATAACTTTACATTGTGTAAAATTTCAGTTTTTGTCAGATAATTTCAGAATCTCACAGGTAAAGCATTAACCTATTTTAATATGTTAATACTACCAAAAGAGAAAAACAAACCAAAGGTTAATAATCCAAGATTTTTAATCCTATTTGGTAAACCAAAATCAGGTAAAACTACATTATTATCTAAGCTTGATAATTGTCTTATAATTGACTTAGAGGGAGGTTCAGAATTTCTAGAAGCTCTCTCTATTCAAGCTCGTACTATTGAAGATTTAGGTAATATATCTAGAGCAATCAGTGAAGAAATCGCTACAACAGGAAAGAAACCTTATAAATATATTGCTATAGATAATGCTACTAGACTCGAAGAAATATGTTTAGGATATGCTAAAGTTCTGTATTGTCAGACACCAATGGGCAAATCTTATAAGGGAGATGATGTTCGTACATTACCAAATGGTAGCGGATATCTCTACTTAAGAGAAGCGGTTAAAAAAGTAATAAACATGTTTAAAAATCTTTGTGATAATTTTATTCTTATAGGTCATACTAAAGATAAGATGATTAATAAAGATGGTGAAGAGCTTATAGAAATGGCTATAGATTTAGTTGGAAGACTAGGTGATATAGTATGTGGTGAAGCAGATGCTGTTGGTTATGTCTATCGTAAAAAGAACGAAACTATTATATCTTTTGAAGGTGGAGATAATTCAGTAAGAGAAGCTAGAGCTCCTCACTTACGAGGTAAGAAGATAGTTATCGCAGAAAGCGATGAAAATAATGATATTAAAGTTCACTGGGATAAAATTTATTTAGACGAGTGCGCAGCCTGATTTAAAAACTTAAAAATATTGAAATTATGACATATAGTAAAGAACGTGCAGCAAGTATTAGCAAAAGTGATATTAAGTATATTCCCGCTGGTATTATTGAAAATGTAGTATTGAAGAGTGTAAAAACAGAAGTTTCTCCGAATGGTAATCAATTCTTAGAAATTGTTTTTGAGAAAGATGGAGCAACATTAACTCATACAGAATGGAAACCTACACTTGGTGGATTTGTAACTACAGAAGAACAGCTTCAAACAAAAATGGATAAGCAGTATTCTCGCATGTTGCAGATACTTAACTGTTACTATAAGGATGAAGAGCTTGACTTTAATGGAGAAAGCTTTGAACAGTTTGCTCAGTGGATTACTGATATGCTGAACAAAGTAGATAAGAGTAAAAAACTTAGAGCGAAAATAGTATATAATGATAAAGGATATACTACTTTGCCTAATTATGCTAAGTATACTTTTATTGAGCCTATGGAATTGCCAGAAGGTCAATCATCTTCTATTACTATGCTAAATATTGACCAATTTACAAAGCCTGTTGTAGCAGATAAAGAAGTAAAAAACGATAACCCGTTTAGTGCAACTTCATCCACTACTAATACACAAGCTTTAAACGAATCTAATAATGATTTGCCATTTTAAGAAAAGTTATAATTAACTAATAATAAGTGGTAGTCTACTATTTTTAAGACTACCACTATTTTTATAGCCTGATAGGAAATATTGTAGTTCGATTCTACACAGGCTAACAAACTAAAACAGATTGCATATGTATAGTAGAAAGCGAGCAAAACTCCCAGATAACATTACTCTAGATTGGATACTTTCTAAAGTAACAGAATATGATATATATGCAAAATATATAGGTCAATTTAAAGTAGGTATGATATACAATAGTCCATTTAGGAAGGATAAAAATCCATCCTTTGGTATTTACTATAGTAAACGTACTAAACAACTACTTTTTAAAGATCATGGAACAGGTGAATGTGGTAATGTAATTAAATTTGTATCATTATTTACTGGTAAGACAGAATATAATGATATACTATCTGATATAGTAGATAAGTTAAACATTACTAATAACACTAAACTCGTTAGCTCTAAGCAATATATACCGCCAACTGAAACAGTAATTGGTGTAGTACGTCAAGAATTTACTGATGTAGATATCAATTACTGGAAACAGTTCAATATTTCTATAAATACTCTAAAGAAATTCAATGTAAATAGTATTAAATATTATTTATGTAATGGCATAGTAAAGGGTACTTATAAACGAGAAAATCCAATGTATGCATATAAGGTCTATAATAACTTTAAGATATATAGACCATTAGCAGATAAATATACTAAATGGAGAAACAATCTTACAGACTATGATATCCAAGGCTATGAGCAGTTGCCTCAGAAAGGTGATATATTATTTATCACAAAGTCCATGAAAGATGTTATGTGTTTGCATGAGATGGGTATACCAGCAGTTTCTCCATCTTCAGAGAGTACATTTCTACCTAAAGACGTATTAGAGCAACTTAAGACGCGTTTTAAGCGTATTATAATACTTTTTGATAGAGATGTAGCTGGAGTAAAAAGAAGTCGCAAATTAAGCCAAGAAACAGGCTTAGAAGCAATGTTTATTAACAAAAAATTCAAAGCTAAAGATGTATCTGATGCTGTTAAAGCAAATAGCTTTGAAGAAATAAAAAATTGGTTAAATGAAACTATTAAAAACTATAGGTAAAGTAATAGCATTACCTTTTGATTTAGCTCTAATACTTGGAAAGTTATTATTAATTCCAATCAAATTAGTGAGTGTATTGTTGCATGGAGAATTTACTGAATGGAATAAAAAACGTAAGTTTATAGTAAATTCAATTAAAGAAATGTTTAAAGCTTTTAAACATAATAAAGATTATTCTTTCTTATATTCAGTAGGATTTACAGATGAAAACGGTAATTTCTATGAAAGAATTGAAACGTTTAAAATAACTAAAGATAGTGTACAAAATTATATTGACTATGTTAAAGCAAGCCTTAAACAAGAAAGTGCGTAATGCTACTAAACAAGAAATAGATGGAATAGTATTTCGATCTAAGTTAGAAGCTTATACGTATTAGAAACTAAAGGAAGCAGGTATATCAGCTGAATATGAACAGCACAGATATACTTTACTTCCTAAGTTTGTATATAATAACTCTACAGTTAGAGCTATTACTTATTTACCAGATTTTGTAGGAGATGGTTTTGTTATAGAATGCAAAGGATTTGCTACAGATTCTTGGACAAACAGAGAAAAACTATTCAAGTATTATTTAAGCTTGAATGAACCAGATACTAAATTTTATTTAGTAAAGAACAAAAAACAAGTTGATGAATTAATCAACAAATTAAAATCTTAAATTTTCAGATTATGGCAAAGAACGAATTTATTAAAATAGGAGAACAGATAATTGCAAAACCTAAAGGTGCTGATTATGATTTGATACCTGGTAAAGTATATGATCTGAGTTGGAATAGATGGGAAGATTCACCTATATTTAAGGAGAATGGTGAATTAAATCTACCAAAGAAAGTCTATTCTACTAAAACAGATGATATATTTAAGAAGCGTATTATAACCTATTTTAATAAAGCAAATACAAATACTACTGGTGTAATGCTAGCTGGTACTAAGGGTACAGGTAAGACTGTAATGGCAAAAATATTAGCTAAGGAATCAGGTTTACCTATTATTGTAGTTAATCCTGAGTATCCAGAAGGTAAACTTATTAAGTTTTTTAAGTCCTTTACTACTCCAGTATGTGTTTTGTTTGACGAAGTTGAAAAGAACTTCAAAACTGAGTATATGCTAGATTTCTTAGATGGAGTTGAAAAGACTGCACAGAAACTAGTAATTATGACTTGCAATGACTTAAGCCAAGTTAGTCAGTATATGCAAGATCGTTGTTCACGTGTTCGTTATTTACGTCGATATTCTCCTGATGAAAATGCTGCATTCTTACCTATGCTAGCTGATGATTTTGGTATTAAGAACAAAGAAGAAGTGGTAAAATTCTGTAAAGAAAATATTAAACTGCTTTCTATGGATAACATTGTTTCTTTCATGAGTGAAGTCAAAATGCTAGAAGATGAAGACATTAGCCTTCAGGAAATTATAAACATTATGAATATCTCTACTGAAAACATACCAACTAAAGTTAGTGATACTGTAGAATACGATGATGAATGTGATGACTGTGACGAATGTAATGATGTATATGACGATTGTGAATGTTGTAATGCAGCGTGAGAACAAATAAGGCTAGATATATTCTAGCCTTTTAACTTATATAAACATGAAAATATGCGGTATAAGTGATATACATGGTAATCTCATTGAGAATATACCTGAGTGTGATGTACTATGTATATGTGGTGATATAGTAACATTAAATGCTCAAAGAAACATTGAAGCATCTAAACATTGGTGGGAAACAAAATTCATAAAATGGATAGATAAATTACCTTGTAAGAAGGTAGTTGTCATACCAGGTAATCATGATTTTTACTTAGAATATAAGTATAAATTAAATGAATGGAATTCTTTTAAAGATTATATGCAAGTTTTATCTAAAGGCAAATTAGTATTTCTTATAGATGAAATGTATATATATGAAGGTATTAAATTCTACGGATCTCCTTGGATTAAACCAATTGAATTTCAAGAGGACAGATGGGCATTTAGTAGATTTGATACTTATGAAGATATACCACAGTGTGATATACTACTAACACACGATAATCCATTTTGTAATGAAGCTCTAGATGTTTTCTCCTTTGGAAAGAGTAAATATCATTTATATGGGCATTGGCATGATGGATCTAGTGATGTAAATTCTGGAAGATACAATTGTTCTAGATTGAATAATTGTTATAGTTTTAAAAAGAATTATGAATTTGTAGTATTAGATATTATGACAGAAAAAGAAAAGAAACAGGTAGAACAAGCATTCTTAGATAAACTTATTAGTCAAGCATACAATAATAATGTAGCAGATTGGCTTAAGACATTTAAAGAAGTTGAACTACAACAAGATAAAGAAGATGAAGTAGTTTGGGATACTTCGGCAGAAGTTCCTGAGTCAGCTGTAATTAGCGACATGGAGGATTAAGTATGAACAAGATGGTAATTGATACTCCTTACTATGAGGATATGTCTCGTTACTCTAATAGTGATATTGGATATTTTCTTAAAAATGGACCGAAAGGTTTAAAAGATTACAAAGAAGGTAAGATAGCAAAGTTAGATTATAGCTTTCTTGAAAAAGGAACTATGATACATGAATATTTACTTCAACCAGATGAATTCTGGAAAGATTATATTATTCTTGATTTTGCAACACCTAAAGTAAAGCAGCAAAAGGATTTATTAGATGAGTATCATAGACTTATGCAAGTAAATCCATTAGAATCTCAAGATAAGCTTAAACTATCTGCTTATAAAAAAGCTTATAGTAATAAGAAATCTGATGAGAAATGTATTGAAGAAGCTGAAGGTCTTATTATGATTTATCAAGATTACTTAGAATATCTAAGTAAAGTAGATGAAAACAAAAAGATAATTAGCTTTGCCGATTTACAAATGCTCAAAAAGATAAAAGAGAATATTCAGAATCATAAAAAAGCGAACGAGCTGTTGTTTAATTTACCATCTACTTTTGAAACTCATAATGAGTTCCATATTAATTGGGAAGTAGAAAAGTTTCACAATATCAAATGTAAATCTCTATTAGATAGAGTGTGCTTTGATCATGTCAATAAGAAGATAATTCTTATTGACTTAAAAACTACTGTAAATGTATACAATTTTAAACATTCAGTAGAAGAATACGATTATTATAGGCAAATTGCTTATTATGGATTAGCAATTCAATGGTATATGCAAGAAGTATTAAATCTTAATTCTGAAGAATATGATTTTGAAGCATATATTATTGCAATAGGTAAAGATGCTAACAATGAGATTAGAGTATTCAATATGAAAAATGATACTACTCTCAATGAAAAGATCGCTTCAATATCAGAAGCTCTCCGAAGAATCTCAGAACATATCAGTACAGATCAATGGGACCATACACTTGAGTATTACGAAGGTGATGGAACAGAAGAACTGTAATGATAATTGGAAATAGAACATTAACTACACGTTATATACTTCCTTTTCTATTTAACTCTAATAAACTATTTAATAATAAGTATAAGTTTGTAAATGCTTATATTTCTGATATTAATAGACCTCATTTAGATAGTCATATATTTGTTTTATTTGAATATGATACTAACATATATAGTAGTGTTAATAATTATATGAAAGAAAACAAATATTTATATGATAGTAAACTTATATCTATTAATGGTATCTTATATCAAGAGTATATATTTGTAATTCCAAATGAATATAAAAATGTTATTCAAACTATTAAAGATGGTTTCTATAATGATATATCTTATGAATATAAAGAAAAGATTATTCTCTTTTGGAAAAATATATGCTTAAGCTATCTAAAAGGATTGTTAGAAACAAAACATGATATTACAGAGTACAAAAGTTTAGAAGAAAAGGGAGAAATAGTAGGTGAAGAAGATCCACCTGCAAATGAAATAAACTTTTGGACAAGAAATATTTTTGCTTATTAGTTATATTTATGGGTATAAAAAAGCCGTAGAATCTGTGAAGACCTACGGCTTTATTTTTAATCATTACTATTAGTTGTCTTATCTAATTGACTATCTAAGTATTCCCATTTAGTTCTAATATCTTTTGATTCCCATATTCCTCTTAAACCAGGAACAGATTTTATTAACGTTCTCTACCAGTTAGTCATTTCTTTATATGGACCTTTTTTAATTTCTTCATCATCCCAATTATTCTCAATAGAGAATGGATCTAATAGTTTTACAAGATTACTAAAGTTTTCTACAGGTGCTATTGCAGCAGAAGGAGATTTAATTTGATTAAAGAAATCCATAGGATTATATTCAGCTCTTTCTTCAAAACTCATTCCTGCTACTCCATAACCAATTAACTGTAATAAGTATTCATCTTCATCATTGTCTGCCATTGGTTTTAACCAGATAGCTGATAATATAGAATACATCATTACTAGGGCTATCTATATAGCTGTTCTTCTAAAATTATATGATTCAATACTGTCAATACCTTTTCTGTGTTTTTTTCTACTTTCTTTATCTTTACGATATTTTATACTGTTATATATATTATATGCAAATTTATATAGAACTCTAAACGTAGATTTATATTTAGCTTCTATATAATCTTCTACATATGGGTTATACTATCTTGTAGTTAAAAAGTTATCTTCAAGATTATTAATAAAGAAAGAACGATGCATGAAAACTGCTGCTCCAAAAGCGTTAGTCATCATCTTAGTCTTATCTTCTGTAGATAACACACCGTCGATACGATTAGTTAAGAATTTAGCTATATTTTTAACAGAATTCTACAAATTCTAATCATTAATTAAATCAGAATATTTATTATACTTACTTTTTATAGACAATTTGCCGTCTTTTACTTCATAAACATCTAACAAAGTAAATGTATTGATTCTATCAAATTCTTTACTGCCTTTCTTATAATCATTAGGGTAATACTAACGTATATACTGTCTTCTAGATGATATACTATTCATTTGAGGAATATATTTATAGTCAGCATATACAGCGTTTACTACAGGAGCTTTAACTATATAATCTACAGCACTCCATCCACCCCATATTAAGTATTTTCTAAATACTCTAAAAGCACGATTGTACTATAAGTATTCTACTTTAGAACTTACATCTCTTGCAATTTCATTATGTTCTAGTATAGCTAGACTAAGGTTATTGTGTTTAGCATCTCCTAAATGATATAACATATTAGGTATATTAAAAGTGTTAGTAGCTAAAGACTTAAAATATTCTTTACTACTAAAATACCTACCAGCTAAAGCTTCTACTACTGATTTATGAATACCCTAAAATAACGCTTTAGTAATAGCAGGAACGTTATTACCTAAGTTAGAAGCAGTAGCATAAGCTCTAATATTATCTAATATTTTAGTGACGGATATATTATACCCTAGCACATTTACTGCGATAGGTCTTTTATACTAACCATATAAATTCATATCTAGAAAATCCTAGTATCTTTTATATAAGTTACTCTTATCTCCAGTAATATCTTGTTTAGATCTAGTGGTAAAATTAAACTTAGTAAAATCTCTTTTAGCTATTTCATTCTTTATTAGCTCAAAATCAGCTTGTTTTTCATTCTTTAGACGATAGTTCTCAGCCATCCTAGAATATTCAACTAACATACCTACTAAGTTTCTGGAAATATGTTCAGGATTATCTAGAGCTTTTACATAGTGCGTCGGTACAAACTACAATTGAGATCCGTCTGGTTTCTAAGTAAAGTTATCTAGACTGTATTCAGCATCGTCCTACTTAGCTATAATATTATCTAAAGCAAAAGATTTTATACCTTTAGCAAACTTATTACCTCTAGTAGTAAAATCAACTATATCTCCAGTAATCTGTGGTAATTTATAGCTTTCACGCTTCTTTAAAAAGCTAATTTTATCATTAGCTTCGTTCATAGTATTTACTATTAGATTATATATCTCTTTTTTCTACTTAGTGTTTGTGGCTTCTTTAAAAGCTTTTGTATTATCATATAATGATTTCTTTGGCTGATAGTATTCAGGATCTTCAAAGTTATAGTTTTTATTGACTAATTCTGAATCTTTATCTAATTCCTAATTCATTCTACTTAATCTCATTTCTACATACTAAGTATCTTTAGGAACTAACATCTTATAGTAAGATACAGGGCTAGGTTTACCATTTATCCAGGTATGAGACTTTTCAACCCATTCGTCGTATTCTTTTGTACCTAAACTTTTATACTTCTTCTTATCTGCATAATATTCAGGTGTTTCTACTATTTTAGCTATCTTAGAAAACTCAGAACTACTTCCTTTATGTTTGCTGTATAACGCATTTAACTCTATATCTATCTCTAATAATCTAGCTTTTACTTCTTCCTATAGTTTATAAGCATCTGTTAAAGGCTAATTATTATTTCTACCTAAGCTTAGTAATTTTCTTCTTTCTTCTGTTAAATCATCATACTTTTGCTGATCTTCTCCCATATTAGCTCTTTCTAGACTCTGAAGTAGATTAGTAAATTCTTCAGTATACTAATAGCTAATATTACGCTGCATCCATTTATTGAATAAATCTTCTGACAATTCCTATTTCTTTTGATCTATTATATTCTATATTTCTTCTTGAGAATACTTAGTTGATTTAATCTTGCCTTGACCAATAGTTTCATAAAACTTCTGCAAGTCTTCTGCTATTTCCTTATCTTCTCCAGTCTTAAGTTCTCCATTTTGATAATAATCATTAGCCAAGTTTCTTTTTACTGAGTAAAGACTATCTAGCTATAACCATTGTTTATTTGTAAGGCGTTCTAAATGTGGTCCAGTTTCGTCAGTAACATCTTCAATTAAAGTATTTATTTCAGTGTTAACCTACTTTAGGCGCAATCTAGTATTTGGATGCAATTCGTTATACGCTCTATAATACTCTGGTTTAAATTTACGTTCGCAATGCTGTTCTAACCACTCTTCTTTTTCTTTTAGATAGTTATAATAGTCTTCTAATTCTAAAGCTGCATAGTTATTGTCTACTACTCCATACTTTGAATCTAGATCTGATAAGAATTTCTTCATATCCTATCTAAATTGTCCATAATTTCTATCTCTAACTAAGTATCCAGTAGTATTACCATTATTATCTTTTTCAAAGTAAAGTAAGCAATCCTTTCTATCAATTTTATCAAACTATCTTATCAACGTTTGAGCTTTATCATTAGCAAATCTACCAACTTCATTATTGATATCTGCCATAAGTCTATGAGCCAATCTGATAGCTAAATCATCTACAGACTTAGTACTCTACAATATTACACGCAGATAATTAATATCAGAATTAGAATTATTAAGTCTATCATTAATATAAGATTCTACATCTTCACTAGGTACTTTATACGCTTCTGAATACTACTTAATTAAAGTTTCTACTTTACTTTTTAAAATACTATCGTACTTACCAGATATTTCTAAGTAAGCTCTATAAATTAGGTTTAATCTAGTATTTAACTAATTGTGTGTATCTTTATCCAGATCGTTGAAGTATCCTTGTAGATTTAATCTCTTGTTGATTTCATTAATCATAGGACCATAGAAATCTAGAAAGTCATTCTAGAACTAAAGTAAACGTTCATTACTGATTAAATCAGGATTCATATATGCATTTCTAATACGCTTTACTACTGGTTTAAATGCTACTGAAGATTCTTTAATAAAGTCAATTAATACTTGTACATCTTCACCTTTCTAAAGCATATCATGATACATATCAATCTGCTGCTGTAGTTTAGCTAATTGTAATGGTGGATAGTTTTGAGTTCTTAAAGATCTATAGCGACCATTTAAACCACTCATAATCTTATCTAGTATCTTTTTGCTATCTTTAGATAACTTATTCAGTTCTGGATCACTATCTTCCATATAGAATATACCATCTCCAAGTCTGTTTATATCTGGATTACTATTTCTATCTTCAATAATATCTGATATTTCATTGATAAGTTTTACAGAAGTGTACCCTTCTATCTTATTAGCTAATTTGTTCAATCCTAATGCTTTAACTATATTAGATAAGAATTTACGCCATATGGGCATATCATGTTTACCTACTAAATCTCTAAAAGCAGTATTAGACATTATTTCAGATATGAATTCTTTAGGTGAATTTAATCCATAATAAAGTCCGTTACGAGGATATTCTTTCTAAGGGAATTTGTTGATAAGCCTATTGTAAATGGCATCTACATTAGATCTAAAAGTACTATTATTATCATATTCTGATACAGTATAAGCATGAATTAGCTCATGATTGAAATGCTTAGTAATATCTTCTGGAGATTCTCTATTAAAAGTTTTATCTAATACTTCTATTGTATTTGTATTAGCATTGTAAGACATAGCTCCACCTAGTTCACTTACTAATCTTACCTTTATCTTATTTAGAAAATCAGATGAGAACTACTACGCTAAATCTTTTGAAAATTGATCTTGATAATACAACTTACTATTAATCATATTAGACATAGTATCATTAGCATTTGTTTCAATAAACTGTTGAGGAAACATAGCAGCTTTCATATCAGTACGCTATTCTACTTCCTAAGGTACATAATGCTAAATCATAGCCTTAATAGCTAATTCCCGGTTGCCATCAAACTGTTTTAGGTACTATAGAAATACAGTAGACTAAGCTCCATCAGGAGCCTAGTCAATTGCATAACCATTATTTTCAGATACTATATAATATGCAGCATCTTCGCTGCCTAGCACAGTAGTTAATTCATCTACTGCTGCTTTAACTTCTTTATTTTTTAAATTTAAACACTGCATAATTATTATCCATTACATTCGTTCTTTCTTTGTTTACCTAATTCTGCTAAGTTAGCAACGCTCTAATCAAAGTTTATATCAAGTTGTTTCGGCAGATTCATAAAATTATTTATATTTAATTTAGTAAATGGCTTGGTTACTACTACTTTAACAGATTTGTTTCCACGATTGTATTCTATTATATCACCCGTTTTAACTTTATTCCAATAATCCATATGACCATCAGAACTATATCTAGTTGTAGCAGTTCTTTCACCACTCATTATAGCTTCTATAGTAGAAGTAGATTTAATATCTGATCTTTTATTGTCATTGTAATCGAAATTCATCTAACCTCTAAAGTCAGCTTTTATGTTTTGGTCTTCTGCTAATTTAAATTCTACTTGATAAGCGTCATTATTTTTTAACATTTTAGGCAATACGTTAGATTTAAAATATTCTTCACTCCACCCTTCTTTCTTAGACCATTGTTTTATATGTTGCTAATTCTTATCTGCATTGTCTACAATTACAGGATCGTTTAATTTGTTGTCAGTAACTATATATACATTTTCTCTAGCTCTAGATACAGCTACATACTTAAGCTATTGTTGAGTATTAGCATCAAACTTAGCACCAGTAATAGTATCATAATATATCATAACTTTATCATATGTACCACCCTATGACTTATGAATAGTATGAGCATATCCATAGTCTATAGACTTCCTAATCTTAAGCCTACCATTTTCCTGATAATCTTTCATAGTTATAGTATTCATCTTAATATCAGATAAAGCCTTTTGAGCGATACGTACAGTGTCAAAATCTCTAGACATAAATGCTTTAGATATCATCTTATTAATGCTTTCTATTTCATTAGCTATAGCTTTTAAATTCTAAGTACTAGTATTGTTATCTAACACAAATACCTTATCTGATACTGTTTCATTATCCATAGCATTAACTAATGTAACTTCGTACCCTTCTACTTCTGCTATTACACTACCGTTAATAACAGATACAATCTATTTATTTATCTTATTACTAACACTAGCTACTTTATAGTCTATGCTATTACGTATTATTTCAGCTTGTGCTTCTCCATCGTTCATAGTAACGTTATCATATCCCATAAGTAAATCACCTACTTCAATTTGATTAGGATTATCTCCATACAATTGTTTTCTAATCATGTCGTTTACTGTAGGTATCATAGCATTAGTAGCACTAAGTATTCTAAAGTTAAAAGGATTAGTTTTATATTCATTAGAACTAACTATATCTTTGATAATCTAGTTTGGTTGTTCACCATCGTGCATATACTCAACTCCAAATCCATTTACTAGTTTAGTAGTAAAGGATAACGATTTACCATTTCTTAGATTAGTAGCTTCTTCTAGAATAGGATTATCACCAGTTCTTTCTACTTTAGTAAGTTCTACATTAGTAGCTTTATCCTAAAATACTGGAGATGTTGCATTATCTGATACTGGTGATAATTGAGCCGGATCTCCTATGTATATTACTTGAATATTATTTTCTTTTTTGAAATCTTCAACAAAGTTATACAAACCTTTACTAACCATTGAGGCTTCATCAATTATAAGTAATTGACCAGGTTTAATTTTAGGTTTACGTATTTGTTCTGTTTTTAATTTCTTAAGATCATAATTGCCACTATCTAAATCAACGATAGGAGATAAGCCAAATGCAGAATGTAAAGTAATAACCTAAGATTCTGGATTATTCATTTTAGTAACTGCATTAGCTCTGTGAGTAGGTGCACTAAATAGTGGCTCTATTCCTATACTGTTTAAATATTTATTGAATATACTAATAATACTAGTTTTACCAGTACCAGCATATCCAGATAATGTCACGCTATTATCATACTTGTTAGGATTGTTAATAAAATCTTCTAATACTAATAACGCATGTTCTTGTTGTTGATTTAATTTAAACGGAGTATTTACAACCTTACCGTTTCTAAATGTAATATGATCTCCAATAATATTAACAGTAGAAGGTTTATATTCAACAGTTTCTAAGGCAATAGAAGTAGGAGCAGTAGATGCATGATTCCTAGTTGGCGCACTCTGTAATTCTTCTATACTAGTGTTCAATGCCACTGTAACAGGTTTATAATCACGTACTAATTCTATATTGTTGATAATATTAATCCACTTAGATCTATTCATTTTGTTACCTAAGTTAATGATATTTTTGTTATCATCAACGCTAAATGCTGATTTAGCATCTAACGCTCCATCAATATTATTAAACTCAAACATAGAATTAGAATAATTATCATATTCTTTTACAACTCTACCTTCTTGATTTAAACCTTTCTTATTAGTCATTACATATACAGGTCGTTCTTGATCTTTATCGTCGAATATATTTCCAATATATTTATATAAAATAGTGTTAGCTGGATTGTTATCGTATGCTAATTTTACCTTTATATATGGAATATATACATTCTGTTTAGACTAATTTCTACCAACTGGTCTATAATTAGGTATCATCATTACTGGATACTTACTTCCACTATAGTTTTTATTTTCACTAAATAACACAGGGAATTGTAATTGATCTTCCACTTTATCTGTTTCAGAACTAAATACTTTTTTATACAACTAAGCAGGTTTAACAATTTTATTATTTGTCCAATTGTTTAAGAAGAAATTATCAAAATCTAAATCAGTGACATTAAATCTTTCTGTAATACTTCTCATATAATCTGCGTAGCCAGTACTTTGTATAGCACTTATTGGTAATAGGTTAAATATACCATTCTTAGTAAAGTTACCAGCAGTAGTAGCTAATTGATATCTTATTAAATCTTGAGCAAATTGTTTTATTTCAGGATAATCTGATTCTAATAATTCTTCCCAATATTGATTAAGATTCTGCTTCAAATACTTATCATCATCTGATATTCTATTCTTTATAATAATATCTGGAGCATTATATTTATCAGTACTCATTTTAGTTAAAGTACCAAGGTAGTTAAGTAATTGATTACCTATTTTACCATCCTATGTAAGCATTTCTGGATACTTACCTGCTAATATATCCGCTTTGATTTTTGATAACCTCTTAGCCATAGTATCTGTACCATAAAACATATCATACAAATCTATACCTTCTTGATTTAAGAAAGAATATCTTAGTGACCCTTCCAGTTCATTAGAGATAGTTTTGTTTAGAGATTCATCATTGGTATCTATTCTATTTATCATAGTAAGTACTTGACTTATAGCAGATTTAAAATCTCTCTTCCCTCTAATCATTATATTACTAAACATATCAGAAGGACCAACGATACCGTTATTAATCTTAGTCATTAAGAATGTACTATTCAAATAGTTTAGTATATCATCCTTATTAAATAATATAGAATTAGCTATGAGACTTTTTAATCTGTATAAAAATCTATCTTGTTCAATAAAGTTACCACCAAACCGTTTAGTATCTACCTAAGATAACTAAACTAATTTAGACATATCTTGTGCTAAATCATTAAGTTGAATAAATAACTCTGATATCAGTATTTGATTCTTATAATAATTATAAGCTTCTTCGTTAGTAAGATTATCTTTCTGACTTAGTTGCAATTGCTGTATTAAGAAATCTCTATCTGTAATATCAGTAGCAAAATCTTCAATGGAGTATAAACCAATAGATCTACCTTCACTATCTAATTTTTGCATTACGATATCTCCAGTTTTACTCATTTCGAGATCCAACTTCTTTATACCTAATTCTGTAGCAGCTTTCTTATATTTGTCATAGTATGATTTGCGTATAGTAGTAATTTCATCTTTTACTATAGCCGTCTTACTTTTGCTATCATCTACTCCATATATACCAGATGCTCTATCATATGCGCTAGCCATATCTTTAAGTATTTGCTGTGGTAAGAAATAGAATGTATCTTTACCATAGCCAACTCTAAGTAAGAAATTACATATATTATATGTATATTGTCTTACATTAAGTCTAATAACATACGGATCTTTAGCAACGTCCACATGAGCATTAATCATAGCAGATATCCAATCTAATATACGCAATCCTTCTTCTTGGATCTTTATAGGATTACCTTGTTCATCTAATAGTATATTACCTTTTTCATCTCTTTGATATACTATTTCATTTCTACTCTTAATACCATCAAGTCCTACAAAACCTAATCTTTGCAATAAAGATATGTCTGAGAACTTAAGATTAGCTAACTGAGTTAATACATGATTTTTATTATTAAGAGCAAAAGGACCAATACCAGTCTTACCACCAGAATATTCATATTTTTTATTCATTTGATAAGTAGGAGATAACTCTCTAAATGGTATTCTATCGCCTAATTTACCTTGCCCATCTACAATAGGAAGAATTTCTTCTTTAATTATTCCAGTTACTTTATCAAGAGGTAATCTGGTTTCATCTACATTTTTCTTATCAGTAAGAACTGCTAAATACGTATCAAGTAACAAGTTTTCATTAGCTTCTCTACTATTAGCTTCATATACATTTGTAGGACTATTTATACTTTCTAGCCATCTGTTATACACTGATTCTTCTAATTCTCCACCTTGTTCTTCTGTGTATCTTCTTCTTAAATATGCTTCAAATGTTTCATTACTCTTCTGTTTCTTAAATTCTATTTTATTTCCTTCTTCATCAAAGTTATATCTTGCTATATACAACTTATCAATATCGAAGTCAGAACCAGTTTGGGTAGTAAATTCATCTGGTAATATAATAGTATCACCTACTACAGAAGGAAGTACATCAACAATTCTAAGTCCAGCAATAGAAGATAGACCTTGTGTAGGAATACGATAACCCATAGCCATAGGACTTGCTTCTTGACCAATAATCTTATGTTTTATCAACCAATCTCTAGCTTCTACAAAACTTTTATTTTTATAATCTGGAATTATATGAGAGAACAAATTGATAGATATAATAGAATCCATACTACCATCTTTGTTTATGTTAAGTAGAGGATTACCATTATTAATAGCTCTACTGCCTACAGCCTTTATAGATTTAAATCCAAATGAAGACATCTGAATAAACGCTCCACCAGGTAATTCCAAATCAATAGCTTTTTTATTAGTAGTAGATGTTAATTTAGTTTCTACCCATTTACTATCTGGTAATGCTGATAAAGGTACTTTAAAGTCTGTACCATCTTGGTTTACTTCAAGAGCTTCTTCTATATCTTTACCCATATTAGACGCTCTAGCTTCTTTAATCAACTGTTTAGAAGCCTTAGCATAATCAAGAGTATTATTAGATAAGAACATATCTTTTACTTCTTTAAAGCCTTTATTAGATATAGCATTAATAGTACCAAATAATTGTTCTTTAATCTGCTGACCAGTTATTTCATTATCGGTTCCTTCTTGATATACTCTGTTCATTACTAGGTTAGATACAGCAACTGTAGATACCTAAGTACCAAATAATGTTCTGTCATGTGTATGCGGATCTGTTATAAGCTGTCTTCTAAGATTTCTGAATTTCTAAGTAGTAATGTGCATATTACTTAGGTCGTTTATCTCATCGTTCTTATAATCCTTATATATATCAGTAGCTCCTTGTATACCAACTTTAACAGCAGATTCAAATGCTACTTGATCAATAGGAGTAAGTCCTTGATACTTACCAATAGCATTCATTCTATCATATATTTCTCTATTGTCTCCAGTAGCTAATACCTTAAACATAGGGAACATAGCCATCTTATTAAACACAGGTATACAATGTTTTAGATTAGCATCATAAGTATAACCAAAGTAAGTAGTCTTTAATGGTTTAATTAATGTCTTCAAAGATTTAGCATACAGCTCTGCATCATTTAACCAGTCTGCATCACTTTCCATTATGTTAAAAGCTTCTTCAATTTCATCACTCCATTCTCCAAGCATTTTAACAATATCTCTATACATCTAAGGTCTAATATACACAGCAGCATCGGCTTGATTAATATTACCTTTAGTACCTTTTTTATTCATACCATATGCTGATGCATCTTCTACAGCTAAATCTTTAGCTAACCTGAATATTATAGGGTACTTTTCCTCTGCTGATTTAGGATCTTTCATTAACTCATCTACTTGAGATTCTGTTAAACCTTCTTTTTCGATAAGTAATTTTCTAGTATTAGAGAAAGTAAATAAATCTTCTAGTTCTTTGTGCTGTCTACTAGGTATTTCATTATCATTAATAGTAGTATTTGTATAAGTCTATCTGTTCTATAGTCTTCTATACTCTTTAATGTTCCTATCTACACTAGTATACCATTGAGTTCTTAGATTATCTCCAGTAGATAATACGGCTCCTAAACGTTTGATTTTATCATCATCATTTTTAAAGAAAGCAACATCACCAGTAAATATCTTTTCTGTTTCTAATACAGATATGTTATAGTTTATCATATGATTACCAATCATAGTTAAAATAGCATATCTTTCTGCTTGATTAGATACATTATTATTAGGATGTGCTAAGTATATTTCTTTAAATTTATTTAATACAACATTGTCTAAAAGTTTATTCTTGATAACTTTAGGATTCTTTTTGTCTCTTTCTATTATTCCTAACTTTTCACAAGTGTCTATTTCTTGCTTAAGTTGCACATGTAGATTATCATTAATCTTCTAGAAAGTATCCTTTGGAGTAGTAAATAGTTCCTATTTAATCTCTTCTAATGTCTGTATTATATTGCCTTCTTTTACAGAGTTTTTAATTCTTTCATTTAAATCTATCCACTTAAGTTGACCATCTATTTTTGTATAGTATCCAGTAAAGTGTCTAAACAAACCACCTTTGCCAGATGTATGATAGTTCTTAATAGGTTTCTTAACATCTGGAAGAGAATTATAGTATTCTATTATAGTATTATATTCATCTTCCCAGCTGCGATATAAGTGTTTTAAAGCTTCTCTGTTAAACTATAACTTTAAACTATTGCCAACTTGCGTAATTGACATTTCTTTATTGAATAATCCTACTCCACTAATAGTAAACCATGTCTTTTTATCAGCCATAGTTGGAAATATAATATGATTATTATAAGTAAATGTCATTTTAGCTAAGTAGTCTTCAACTGGTGAAATACTTAGATAATCTCTACCTTTATCACCTCTATTCTCTCCATAGAAATTAACAAAAGTGTTTAATCTAATAGGACTATTATTATTAACAGCAGATAGAATCAAAGAACTTCTACAATAAGTATCAGCATTCAAATCCTTTAATGTAGCACTATCATGACTATTAAGCCATCTAACTTGATCTGATACAAAACAGTTCAAAGTCTTAGTAAAAATAATATTATTATTAGGACCTAATACTGATATTTCAGTATCACTAGGATGTGTTACAGCTTGAGCTTGAGCTAATGTGTTAATGAAGTTGTTCTTACCCAAGTTCATGTATATCTAGTCTAATTGTCTTACTGTAGCTATACCTTTTTTATTAGTATATTTTGTCTTATCATCTATAAGATTCTGAAGTGTTCCATTAAATAGATATTTTAATGCTCCAGCTTCATTGCCTAATATTAATTTAGATATACCATAAGGTCTGTCATTAGGTAGCAATCCTTCTATAGTATCATGATCTACAGTGATTCCAATAGAGTTTAATATATTAACTAATTCATTAATATAAGTATCTACATCAGTGTTAGTAATGGTATTTCTATTATCTTCTACCTACTTATATAATTCATTAAATCTACTTATAACTGCGTTTATTTCGGATTTATTAGGTTTTGTTTCAGTTTCAGTTCTTTCTACTAAAGAAGAATTAAAGAACAAATCTGACCAAGTAGAAGGATACATTTTAGTAGCTCTTTTGTTTATTCCATCATCTACTACAAATGATGTACCTTGTTCAGTTTGTTGATAATGTACTTCTACAAAATTCTAATCAAAACTCTTAACAGTTTGTAATATTTGTGTCTGAAGATTTATATCAATATCTCCATTCAATCTCTTATATAAGAAAGCAAAGAAGGCATTACCTTTAGCTAATCTAGCGCATCTACCTAATAATGAAGTTTCTGGATCTTGTCCAGGTTCAGTACTAAATGATTCTACTGTACTTAAGTTTTTAAGAATTAGAGCGTAAGCCGTATCATAATTAACAATCATAGGTAAGCCAGTAATAGTATTAATTCTAGTACTAAGAGTTCTAGCTTTTACTCCATCTATATCCTTATAACTAAAATATGTATCTGATAAAGTAGCAAAGAACATTTTTGCACTAGCTAATGCGTTGTTCTTTTTATCAAATTCATATCCAGCCTTATCGTAGTTCTGTATACCATTACTTTCTCTATCTAGGAATTCTTCATCCATATTTTGATTTATAGATCTAATCCCCATCTATTCCAGCATTGGTTGTAGATGATACATAAATACATCAAAATTATCTACTATTTCTTGTAATGCTTCCTTCTATTCAGTAGTAGTTCTATTTGATTTAATAAATGATAGTAAAAGATTTTTAAGCTTAATATTGCTTAAATTCTATACATCTGATATATATTTAGCACCATTAGCTATAAACAAACAAGCCTTTAAGCTATCTAATGCTGAATGAAAGTCTTGTAAAGTTGGGAAGTGTTTCAAAGTTATATCTTTATTAGGACCAACTTTATAATAAGCTCCATCAGTATAAGAATCTAAGAAATCTTTAAGAGATTCTTCATTAAGCTGATAATTAGAAAAATCTCCATACTTAATAGCATCAAATATTTTATTAAGATTAGTAGGATCAATATTAGAATTAATATGCAAGAATTTTTTAATATTACGGAATATCTTATTGATATAGTATCTTAAAGTAGATTCTTTATCATTAAGCATATAATCCATGAATCTATCTGCTATTACTTCTTCTAGTTGTTTATTGTCTAGATTACTATACTGATTATTTTGTTTTCTGAATTCATCATATAATTTATTTCTAGTATCTCTATCTAACATAAGTAGAGATACTCTATGCCAAGCTTCGTGATACTATACTCCTTCAATAGCTTTATTAGATATAGCAATTCCATCTGCTCTGGCTATACCATACACAGCAGAACCGTTAGCAAATTCTCTAATAACTCCATCAGTTACTTCTACTTGTTCATCAGTAAGACCTAACTTCTTTTGTAACCACTTTTTAGCCTTTTTAGTATTGATAAATTTACTTTGTTTTAACTGGTTACTATTTAATATTTTAGGAGCTCCATCTAATCCTAAGAAACTAGATACAGCATCAGAATCAGCATCTGTAAATTCATCATATGATTTATCTTCCGTTTTGCTACTTAATTCTTCACCAGCATCAAAAGTAGGAACTTCATACAAACTGAATTTCTTTTTAGTAGGAGATTGAGATTCTGCTTCTAACTTCTTTTGTTGTTCAGTAGGTTTAGAAGATATTACTGGAGAATCAATATATACATAAGGTCTAGTAAACAATCTATCTTGTAGATCGCTCAATAACTTACCGTGTTTAATTAAGTAAGCTAAAGTGGTTAATCCTTTTGGATTATCTTCATCAGTTATTAATTTACCATTTACTCTCTTTAATCCAACATCTTCTAAATCAAATTCTAGTCCAGGAACTAATTCTAAATGATCTACATTATCATCTATCATAGCTTCTCTAAATGATTTAGGCAATGGTTCCCACAATAGATTTTTTTCTGTATTCCAATGTAAATTATCTGTAATAAATTCTACTAGGTCTTCAAATCCAGCATCTGTTCTTAATTTAGATAGAAGAACTTGTTCTCTACCTAACTAAGCCCAGCCTTCCTTATAATTTACAAAGAACTATTTATCTGCTAAAAATGCATATCTAGGATCAGAAGGATCTAATATAGTAGAATTACCATAGTTAACTACTAGTTGAATTACATCTTCTGGATATACAGCTTCATTACCAGTCTATCTGTATAGTATTACATTAGCTAAGTATCTAGCTAAATCTGAAGGACGATTATCTTCAGTACTGAATCTAGCTTCATTAAGTTTAATATTCCTAGTAACACCAGCTGGAGTATTTTGTGCAGGCGGATATACAAATATTTTACCAGATCCACCTTTACCTTCCATAGGAAGACCATTTCTATCCATGATTATAAAATGGTCTGCTACACCTTTGCCTATACCAAACTTAGTTTCTGAATCCAATATATTATGTAAATCTCTAACTCCTAAAGATTCTATATCTAATAGATTTCTATTTATTACTTCTCCTTCTTCTGTTCTATTAACATTAAAGTTACCATTAGTAATAGTAATATTCTTAAATGTTATTTCACAATTTGGATCATTAATTTTAGCTTCAATGATTTGATTACGTAACTCACGGATTCTATCTTCTTCTGATTTAGATAATTCTCTACCATGAGTTCTATATATACCCTTAGCTCCTTCGATAGTTTTCAAAGTAGCCATGAACTTTCTACCATCTTTGGCTTCTATTTCTATATATATAGGAGCTTCATCCCAGGTAGCTTTATTTGCTGGGTCGTATGATCCAAACTTAGAATCTTTAGGACCAATCTTAGCTGTAACTTTACTTTCAGCTAACATACCTGGAGTAGATAGATATTCATTTAATGATCTTCCAGATTCATAACCTTTGAACATAGGTTGATCATTATCTGGCTGATAGTATAGAGTTCCATATACTAATTCTGTAGGTTCTTCATCATTAACCTAAACATCGTCAGTATATAAGCTATATAACCAATCGTATATTTTGCTATCTTCTATATCTTGTTCAGTAATAGGAGCAGAAGGTTGTTCTGTATTACTAGTAACAGTATGAGTTTGTGGAATGATTTCCTCTGTCTGCATTGAAGGTTGCTCCTAAACAGAAGGTATATCCTCAATACTCTGTGTACCTTCATAATCAGATGCATTTTGATCTACTGTAGCTTCTGGATTATCTGCTACATTATTAGTATTATCTTCTGATATAGTTTCATCAGGATTAATTAAATCTTCTTCGGTCAGTTCTTCTTCTACTAATCCTTCATAGTCTTCGTTTGTATCTACAGTTGTACCTAATTCCCAAAATGATTTAGGAGATATAACTTCTTTTTCTTCTTCTTGTACAGGTTGTTCAGAAGTAACTTGAGTAGGCTGAGTAACAGCTTTTTCCTCTTCTTCAGTTTCTCCAGTTAATTGCTACTATGCTTGTTCAGATACTGCTGATTGCTAATCAACTAATTCTTGATTTTCATTTGTCTATTGTTGTGCTTCATCAATATTATCTTGTAAAGTTATAGTATCTGGAGTATCTTCTTCATCAATATTAGCAGGTTCTTGTTGTGGAGTTTCTTCTTCCTGAATCTGTTCATCTTGATTTATAGTATCCTCAGTAATACTATTCTTATATATATCGACAGCCTTATTTAAGGCTTTGTCACTATTTATAAATTTCTTATACGATTGCTTAGCATCTGTTAATGCAATTTCTGCTAAAAGACTTTTAACTGCATTTGATTCAATATCGTCTCTTGAACTTAAAACAATATCGTCAGGATTTATAGAGAATCCGTCTTTAATATCTGATAAACCTGACAAACGTCTTTCTATACCTTTTTCAGCTATATAAAACTCATCTAGTTTATTTTTGTCTACTATCTAAGATTCTTCTAATACTTTAATATAATTTTTAATTCCTTCTAATCTTGCTTTGTCTAACAGGTAAGCTTTCAACAGTAAGATATTTTCACTATCTGTATTATCATCGGATAAACTACCTAATACATTATCTATTTCAGAATTAATAGAGTTATAGCTTTGAGCTATATCTTTTACTTGGGTTTCGTAATCAGATATAGCTTTGTTATACATATCAGTTTTGTGCTTATATATAGCAGCAGCAATATGTCTATCTTCTCCTTTAAATTCTCTTACTTTACTGTTATTCTTTACAATATCATATATAGAAGATATATTTCTTTTTTCACTTTCAAGATCTTCTTTAGTCCAACCATCTGGAATATTGGCAGATTCTATTTGCTGATCAATAGCGTCTAAGAACGCTTCCTTATTAAGCATCCTTTTATCTGCTTTATTAGCATATTGAATATACTTATATATATCCTCTTTTGCAGATATATGTTCTGCCATTAAGTTTCTAGATAATTCTGTACCAGCATTATAAGATCTTAAATTGTTAGCAGTACTTACAGCTGTAGTTCCACCTCCCATAAGTAAACCTATAGCTGCACCTACTTTAAAATTATCTACTAATTCTTTATTCCCATTTAAAGCTGGATCTCCACTAATACCAGCTACAGCAGCTAGACCTTTTAATGCCATAGCATTGTTTTCCATAAACATAGTAGCTACATCGAGAGGATTATATAGATTGGTATCAGATATATTCTGTTCGTTTATACGATTACCAATCATGTATTGAGTTACTTCTTCAACACCTTCTAATGCAGCATTAGCACTTATTCTAACTGTAGGTTCTAGTATATATTTAGATAATCTATGTTTAGCTACCTTAGACATTTTAGGAGCTACTTTCTTAGTAGTATAGTCAATTGCTTTATCTAATACCTTAACTGTACCGTCAATAGCTCTCTCTGGCAAATTAAGTTTACCAAGTACTTTAGTAAACACCTTACCTGCTCCAGGAATTATAGTAGCAGCTTGAGCTACATCACTAGCTGCTAAAGCCATGTTTCTATTATAGATGTCTTTTAAGTTATTTTTAGTAGTATATCTCAATGCATCTAATTCATTATTACCAGTAGGTATATCATAGGCTAACATATCTTCAAACACTTCATCATTGCTTCTATAATTTGAAGAATTCTTATCATTAGAATATTCTACGCCAGTTATACGGCTAAGGTTTTCTCTACCTATATCCGCTAAGCTGTTGATATCTATGTTGTTTTTATTAGCATATTCATAAACATTCTGTTTATAATTATTAGCTACTTCAGATAAAGACTCTCTATCTCTAGACCATATATTAGTACCTACTGTAGCTCCAGCTCCTATTAATGCCGCACCGCCAGCAATTAATGGAGAATAAGGACCAGTAGGAGATGCAGCAACTTGTGCTGCTAAATAATTAGCAGCAGCAATAGCTGCAAAGTTAGCAGCTGTAGCCTATATAGACGAAAAAGAAGTACCTAATGCTCTAGGTACTTGATATGCCCAATTTTCTTGTTCTAATTGTTTCCACTCATCGCTTATAGAGTATATACTATTGGTAAAATGTAATATATCTCTACCTCTTTGAATATCTTCACCTAATTCTTTAGACTTCTGTTCTCTTTCAGAAATACCTTCATTAAGAGCTTGTAATCTTTCTTCTACAGTAGGCTGATATCCATACTGATTATAGTATTTACTAGCTACTTTTTTATATTCATCTAGCATACTAGAGTATGCATCAAAAGTAGCTTTATACTAAGGATATAATTCATGAACCTTATCTGTATCTTTATCTAAGTAAGCTCTATTAAGTTGTTGATCTAACAACTTCATTTCTTTTTCAGTTTCTAGAAAAACTTTCTGAAACTCTAATTCATCTTTTTCTTTATTATTCAATAGCATATCACCAGTAGGTCTATCTACCATATCCTATTGAATACCATTGATAAATGAGAATACCGGATCTGCTATATAGTTGGGTCCTTTTCCACTTTTAGTGGTACTAGCATCTTCAGTAGTTACATTTTTTTCCTACTTAGGAGTTTCTTCTAAAGAAGAAGTATTTAATGGCTTAGTTTGAGCCATATCAAATTCATATTGTTCTTCAGAAGGATTGATTCCAGTTAAAGGATTAAATGTATAATCCTTTAACTCTTGAAGCCTACTTCTCATATTATCTTTACTACCCACAGTAAATGTTTGTTTCTTTGCCATATTATATTATTTATTGAAATCCAAAAGATTCATTTTGTACATCTGGATACAATCCAGATGCTACTGATCCTGTCACATTTAGTTTAAGTGCTTGTTGATTTAAATATTCAGCATTTAAATCATCTCCAGATGTTGGTACGCTGTTACTTAAATTTAATACATAATATTTAATACCAGGTCTAACAGTTCTAGTAGTATTACTACTCCATTTCTTAGCTATTTGTTCTCCTAATTCAGATCTTTCGCCAGAAGTTTTTCCAGATAAGTTAGATGTTTCACTTTCTGATATAGATTGCTTAGAAGTTTGTATTGTAGCTCCAGCTTTTTTCATATCGTCCTCAGTGAGACCAGCATTCTTAATATCATCTTCAGATATAGCTACTTTAATTCTTTGTAAATTAGCTGTACTCGGCTAACCGTTCTTAACAACTGGAATAGTTATCATATTGTCATTGTTAAGTAATATCATATTGTTAAACTTCCCGCCTTTCAAAGCATTTATTACTTTATTACGATTAGGGTCTACTGCTTCAAATCCAGCTATTTCTGATACTACTCTAGACATTAAATTCAAATTCTCTCCGCCAGATATAATTTTACGTCTACCTAAAGGAGTACTTTGTTCATTTTCTGTAATTCCCTGTATGGTACTACTCAATAGATCATTTAATTTAGAGTTACGAACCGTATATCCAAAGTTATTGAATATATCATTAACGGCATAATCTATATCTGTATTTGTAATTTGTAATTTTCCATCCTTCTCTGTACCATACTTTCTCATAATATCTCTGAACATATTATAAGGAGTAGCACTATCTGCAAGTGATCTGAGTTGTTTACTAGCCATTTCTCTAATAACTGGATCATTGCTATTAACATCGTTTCTTAGCTTCTCATAATTAGGATTATTAGATAAGTAATAGTTTCTAGCATTATTAAATTTCTATAACCCAGTATATTCCAAAGAATCGGTTAAATACCAAGGACCGTTATTAACTGTGTCTTGACCAGTTCTAGCGGCTCTTAATCTATTACTATATTCTAGTTTAGCAAATTCATTTGCCTCCCTGTCTTCATATGCAAACTCTCTACCTGCTCTATAAATTCTATCTGTAAATAAAGCTCTAGCTTGATCAGGAGTAAATCCCTATCTTACTAAAGTATTTATATGCATTTGAGCTTCTGGAGTATTATATATTGCAGATATATTCTTAGCTATCTGCTCATCCGTTCTATCAGTAGATACACCAGAATAATCATAACTACCATCAGATCTAATATACCCAGCTTTTAAATTATCAACATAAGGCTTTACTAAGTCTACTTCTGACTTATAAGCTAATGGAGCAACGTCATTAAATACTCCACTATCTAAAGTATTATAATTAGTAAAATCAACTTCATGCCATAAAGGATTATACTTACCAGATAGCATAAGTTGTTGATTTACTTTCTATCTCTAAAGCATTCCTTCTCTACTCTGTTGTAACTAACTTAGCTCATTATAAGGTCTAGTATTAATAAACGACTATATTAAGGATCTGCCTTCTGCCGTTTTAATCAAATCTGGATTAGCTGCTAATTTGTTTACTATATCTTGCCCAGCTCCAACTGTTAAATCGTACCATCTCTTAGTATCTACAGCTGATGGTGATCTAAACTCTGACCACTTAGTAAACTGATTACCTAAATCCTAATAAGCTTTATCTACTCTTTCATTATTTGCTTTACCTATAGCATATAACTATTCAAAGGGTATTGGTGTATACTAACTAATATACTCACTTTCTATTGGTTTATCAAATCTATTCGTTGCCATTATCTTTTCAAATTATTATATAATTTAGTTAATTGATCTGATGTCATACCGTATTCCAAATAAGGTAACATAGCTTCTAGTACAGCAGAGTCTCTTTTAGTTAAACGTTTATCTTTACTTATCTACTATATTCTTGTAGATAAATCACCAAATCCTTTTCTACGAATATTTCTAGTAGCTGCATCATTTTGAGCTTGTTCTACAGAAGCTAAATGTCTAGCATTAGCATACTGTTGTCCCCATTGATTAGCTATCTGAGCATTGTTAAATGCCATTTGATTTTCAGCATTATTTTTAGTAGCATAAGCATTAGCAATAGCTTTATTTCTATTAACAGCTGACTACAAACCAAATGCCATATTAGCTCCAGTATTAGGATTAAGATTAGCCATATTGTATCTAGCAATTCTATCACTTAGTGTAGCTTCTCTAAGTATAGGATCTATGTTATAATCAGTAGGACCATATACTGGATCATAAGTATATGTTTCTACTCTTTCAGGACTACCTGAGAATATGTTACCAATAGGTCCAGCTAATGCAGCTATGTTATCTATTAGATCTAACCAGTTATTATCACTTGGAGTTTTCGGTTTTTTACTATTTGTACCATGTATATTACCTACTGGAAGTTGCCCAGGATTACCAGTATAGTTAAAGTATTTACTACTTCTAGCATTAGCAGTATCTACATTACCAATAGGAGCATTAATGTTATAAGGAATACCTAATCTACTTGCTACTTCAGATGATGGTATATGTCTAGGTCCACTACTTTGATTAGATCTACTATCTACATATGCTTGACCAATCTTATGCCAGTCACCATACTTTCTATCTGTCATTAAAGATCTAGCTTGTTCTACTGTAGGTATAACTCCTTTATTCTTACCTAAGTAAGTAGACATATCTCCATATTTACCACCATAGATATCCTTAACGTCTTGATCTGTAATACTATTAACCCAGTTTAAATAATCTTGTGTATAGTTGTTTTTATTTGGATCCCAGTATTTAAAATCAGACATATTTTTATTATATCCATATGGTTTAATGCCTTTAGTGCCATCTGCATAAGCAGCAGTATTTTTCTTTATTTTTTTACTTTTCAAAGCTTCTTGCTAATCTAATAACGCTTGATAAGCTATCTAATTATTTCTCTCATTTAGCATCTAACTATTTTCAGCATATATATCGTTAGCTTTCTTATTGCTTTTTTTCATTAACTTCTTTCCCATTTCTGCAAATGTTTTATTTGTTCCTGGAACTTTAATCTTATCACTCAATACTTGAGTTCCAACAGGTACATTTAATAAATTGGAATCCGTAGGTTTACCTTCTTCTGGTATAGAACCTATAGTTCCATCTGGTGTTCTCAACATTTCACCATCATCTAAGTAAGCCATAGTAGATGGTACTACACCACCTTTAGATAAACTTAATTCATTATATCCATTTTCTTGATAGTAATCAGCTGCTACCTATTCAGACATTTGTCTGGCTTGAATACCGTTTTTAATTCTACCAGCTTTGTTACGTATATAACTTTTACTGTGACCAAATAGACCAGCTATTCCTGATGGCAATTCATACTCACCAGTCTGTTCATTAACAGAACCGCCAGAACCTATACTTGAAGTAATACCACCAATAGCTCCACCTATTACTGCTCCCCAACCTCCACCAATAGAAGCACCCGTTGCAGCTCCAGATCCTATTCCACCTATTACACCAGCTGCTGTAGGTTTCTTTCCACTAGTAGCATTACCTATCATACTACCTACAGCACCAACTCCTTGTGTAACTACATTCGCTTTATCTACTCCACTCATATTACCCCAGTTTGAAATAGCATCAGCACCGAAAGCATATTGAGGAACTCTTTTTAATTTCTTAGTTTTCATATTATAACATTGAATATCTATAAGTTGTTTTAACATAAGGAAGCTTAAATTCTCTGTTATCATTACAATCTAATGTATAATTACAGATTAAGTATTTTCCTCTCATCCTTCCAGCATAAGACATATTAGTCTATTGCTGCTAACCTGGATTATTTTGTTTCTCTCTACTTATTGGGAATCTAAATGTATCTTCTCTCTATTCTATCTATTTCCAATCAATAGGTTCTGTTTCCTAATTCTTAGTATTAAAGTGTATATCAGATATTAACGTAGGCTTAGTTTCATCTCCAATGTCTACAAATTCAGCAGAGAACCATTGATTATCGAATACTTTAGTATATGCTATATCTTTATTAACTACAAATCTAACATAAGATATTTTTTCTTCTTTAGTAGTACTATTAACATCATACATATTATGTAAGTAATAACAATTATTGTTTTTAATAGTAACTAATCTAGTAGAGAATGGGAAGAACCAGTTTGGATTATGAGTATAAAAAGAAGTAAATACATTTAGTTGTTCATTAAATATTAAACATCTGTCATATATTCTAAACCATACTTCATTATATTTCTTATCATAGAACGATACTGGATTCTTTCTAGCATTATCTGGTAATCTATTTAAATACGTCTATACTTGTTTTACTTTAGATAACTCATTAAAGTCATTGCTAAGTGAGCATATAACATTTTTATCTAAATCATACCAATACAAAGTGGTTTCAGAATTAGTAATACTCTTATCATTAATAATACTATCACCATTTAAAGTAACTAAGTAATCATATCTGGTAAGAACACCACCAGTACCTAATGTCAAAGCTCCAGCATTATTATCAGTAATCAAGGACCTATCGTTAACAGATGCTATACCTACAGCGCTATCCTAGAAGAAATACAATTTGTTTTTAAATACTTTAAGATTAGTAACGGGTCCATATGTACTATCTGTATCTAAATAGTTAGCAAATTTAAATTTAGTCCAACTATCTGTTTGTTCATTATTTGTTTTTAACTCTGAACAAGTGATTCTATTCATGCTTTTAACATCATCCTCAGCATATATAGATTTCTGTATATAATTCTTACTAGTACTAGTATTAGAGTAAGCAGCATTATATACATACATTGGAGTTTTCTAAGTATATAGAGTGTTCATCTATCCTGGATCTGTAAGGAAGTAAACATTAGCTTCACCAGTTTGACCATTTCCAGATGATTCTACTATATCTTGAGAGTAATGTTCATCATTTCTATAGTACAGGTTTATACTAGATTCTAGTGGAATGTAAGCTCCAACATATCTCTTAAAACCATTTCTATCATCAGGGTCATTTCTAGTAAATAGCATAGTATGAGTATAATCTAATACTCCTAAATATGTATCTCCACCAAAACACATTGCCGCATCATAACCTTCCCAAGATGTTTTAACATAAGTATTAGTACTGTTGTATATAGAATAACTTCTACTCATAAAAGTGTTACCACCATATTGTGTAGCATTCTTTTTTATATTAACAAATAGTACAGCATTATATCTGTATTTCCTTAATAGAGGAGTAGTACGAATACCTGTAAAATTACCAGAATATACATCTGGTGCACTAATAGCCAAACATACTCCGTGAGGACCAAGAGCTTCATTAGAACCAATACTATAATTTACAAATCCAAATCTATCAATATAGTCTACTATTTGTTTAGCTTCAAATGCTTCCTGATAAGGAGATATATTGGTTGGTTTAGTAACATCTTTTATTGAAAAAGATTGTCGTAAATTTGAATTATCTTTATGAGCATAATTCTTTCCAAAGAACTAATAATATTTACATATACCACCGCTAAGTCTACTATCGTTTTGCTCAAATCCGTCAAATACTCCACCACCTAGTTTAACAGCTGGAATATCACCATCATAGTCAGAACCTTCTACTACACCACCAAATGGATTTTCAGTTTGATTATTATCATTACGTCCCATTACTTTAGTAAAAGGAATACCTAATCTATAATGTTTGTAATTAGCATCATCGCAATATGTAGCAGAATTAGCACAGTATAACGGAACAATACTCATTCCACTATCAACAATAGAATCTGATTTTTCTTTATTAAAACATATATCTGCACTAACAAAATCAAATATACCATTAGTATCCAATGGATTTATAGCCTATTTTTCTTGCTATACCATTTTATTATCATATATATGATAATAACCTTGTGCAAATGGAGAAATAGAGCCATCTACAAAAGTAGGCATTATAGTAGGTCTTCTATCTATACTACCTAAAGAATATTCAGCTCTATAATCCTCAGTGTTGTTATACCAACCGTTAAATCTAATAGTCTTATTTAATAATCCTTGTGTAACTACAGTTCTATCTGCTAACGTTCTATCACATCTTACTATTTCATAAGCTACTACATCCGTAGGAAGATTATTCACATAGAACATTATACCAAGTGGATGAGATACTAATTCATAGTTACCAGATCCATCTACTGTTCCACCAAAAGTAAAAGGTTCATAACCTTCAACATCAGCAGAAGGGAATCTAATATCTCCAATCCAATGTACAGGAGAAGGTATATTCTTATTGTTATATAATATTATACCATATCTATATACTTCATCTCTTTGATGACTTAAGAAATTAGATACATAGTAAGGATCGCAATAGTTTCTTATTCTAGATTTACCATCACTATTAAATGTATGTACTAATTCTTTTGTTTCAGGACATACTAACTTAATAGTATTATAAGATTTTTTAGATGATGATAAGCTCATACTATATGGTACAAATTTATCACCTTCATCGTCAACTACTGGAGTATTGTCAGACTCTATTAAATCTGTTATAATAAATCTATAACTAATATTTAAACCTCTACCACCTCTAATAATTCCATTATCATCATATCCAAATGCATATTCATCTGTTGAATTATTAGGATATACCATTGAACTATTCATTGGGTTTATACAATCGTGTTCTTCTGGTATAATTAAATCTGTTTCTGGACTAGTTAGTTCTTGAAAAGTAGTAGTAATATCTTGATTACTTATACTAGAGTTTAATTTAATAATACCGTTGCTATTACATCTATATGCTCTAGCATCATAATCTACATCCCAAGTTAATTCCTGCACATTAGAAGCAAACAACCTATTGTCCATTTTTGCTATACTTTTAGCATTAAATTCAAATGGAACAAGATCGTTAAATTCTTCTATACTTAATTCGTTAACATAACTACTACCAACATCATTGTAATTAAATGTTATTACATTATCTTCAGACTTAGGTAAGTCTAATTCATTAATTACATATATCTTAGGAGTTTGAGTATTGCTAGTATACTGAATACTAATAATTCTTATCCTTTCAAATCTACCATCATTGAACAAAGTAGCTTGTAACATGCAACCTTTATCTGTACTCTCACCTTGTCTATCACCTTTAAATGTTTTAGATGAATTTGAATTGCTAGATGATATAGGTATCATAGAACTTAATGAAGAAGTAGATGTTTCTCCACCATGTACACTGAATAACTGATAACAATATTGTATCATACCAGCTGGTAAATTACCAGATGTCAATTCAATAAACTTAAACGGTGCAATAGTAGAACTGGGTAATAGATCAAAGTAAGTATCATCTTCTATGTGGTTAGTTTTATCTGTCTTATATTGAGCAGATATATTAATGCATTTAATAGAAGAAGTGCCATCAGATATATATATCTTGCTTACTTTATCTGACTCATAATTAGTAACGATAGCTACTTTATTAACTAGATTCATAACAGCAGATACTACTAAAGTCCAAGTAGGTTTAATACTGTTGAAATCAGTTATAGCCCATATATTATTAATATAAGTTCCTTCATACAATTCCATAGTAACTACTATACCACATTCTTCTACTATCTTCTTAGTAGAATTGTACCACCTAGTTACTGCTGTACCAAGTATATTTTCAGATGCTTCAATACCACCTTCGTACTATCTTACATCTTCTATATTCTATAGAATACCTGTAGTACCAGCATTATCTGTAAGTAGTCGAATATTCTCAGCCCATCTATACTAGTTATCAGCTAGCATAGTAATATCACTGTCCAAATTGAGACCTCCTTGAAAAGTGTTTATCTAACTATTAATTTCCATTTGCACATTCTTTTAAATAGTCTTCATAGAATTTCCATTTATATCCATAGGCTGTTCTATTAAAACTGTTTTTATTATCTTTACAGCACCTGTGTATAGTAGCCAAATCCGCATTTAATAATTTAGCAGCTTCATAAATTTTATCAAATACTCTGATAAAATTTCCAGCTTTATCAAACTAAACAATTTTATGTCCTATTCTTCCACCAACTGGACAATATTTTTTATAGCATTCTATTTTAGAAAAAGGACATTCGTCAGAAAATCTCCACATACTTTTTCGTACAGCGGTTTTTTTCTTCATTAAGCAACATTGATATATATTATCAGGTTGTATATTTACATCTTTAGCTGCACTTTTTATATTAGTGTATTCTTTAATAAAGTTACCATCTAAATCAAAACGCTTGACTTTCCTACCATCCACTCTAACACAATTATAAGTACCTAATTCTCTTATATATTTACATTCTAAAAAAGATATAGTAGATTTATTATCTTCACACGTTTCTAATATTTCTATCTCAAACTTATCTATACCATATTTTCTAACAGCACTTAAAAGATTTTTATTAGCTCTACTATTATTATTTCTAGTAACACTTATCAAGTGTGCTGTAACTCTACTTCTAATGTCTGTACTAGACCCAACATATCTGTCATTAGTAAGCTTATTATGTATGCTATAAATACCACATGTGTATCTAGGTATGTTCTTTATAGCTTTATGATTAAAATCTAATGTAGTCATATTTATTCTAATTATATATATGTTCAGGATCAGATATTGTAGACATAAAAGTATGATCTGAATTTAACTCAGGTATTAAACGATTCCATGTTTTTTCAATCCCACTTAATTCATCTTGATTAGGCATCAAAGATTCAGCATATGCTTGCTTTCTATAGAAGTTATAAGAGTTCTTAGCATCTATCCACAACTATCTGTGTACTTCTCCTTTTATATATTTAATATAAAGTATTTTCTATGCACAGTACCAGAAGCAAGCTTCAAAGTAAGACTATACATCTGGCATCATTGGCATACCATCTTCATCAGTATAGATAGCGTGGTATGAGATTTTTGCATATCCTTCTGGAACGTTTGAGATGAGATATCCTGGTTTAACATCATATTGTGGCGTATAACTGAAATTAGTACCATTAAAACTAGTGTGCTGTAATCTACCATTTTTGCTACAAACTGTATAATTATTAATTAATGCACTAAGTGTCTATCTAGTATTAGTATCTTTATTAAGTATTTCTAATGCGTCTTTATCTTTAGTAATATTGTGAAGGTTCTTTACTAATGGTATTAATACATCATCGTGTACAATCATATTACAACAATCACAGTTATCTTTTCTGTCATAGACGCTGAATGTACCTGTACTCTTCTTCATAGGTATCCAACCACCACAATCACATGTAGAGTAAGCTACACTATTTAATCTTTCTAAGTCACACGGTAACTTAGCCTAATAACCATTGATAGGTATTACTTCTACTTTATGATCTAGTTGATTAACAGAACCTATGTTCATTAAAGCTTCTCCAATCCATTGACGTATATCTGTAATAGGTATTTCGGTTTCATTTAAACCTAAATCCGCGATTACTTTAGCAATCACGGCTTTACTACTTGTCATTTTATATATCATGGCTGCTATTCGTAATCGTGAATATTCTATTTAATTATTTGTGCTAAATGCCTTTTATTTGCTCTAGTAAGTACAATCTAATACTTACTTTTATTAGACACTAGCATATCCTATTTATTCCAGTAAAGTCTGTACTTATAGAATCCTGAGTGTTCGTTAAGTAAATAAGTAAGTTTACCTAATTCTTTTGTAGCTTTATAATCTATTCTAAGACTTCTACCATCTAAATGTTTAGGTTGTTTCTTTACTATTTGAATACTACCCATTCTATAAGGTAATTTAACTTCTTTACTTTCTTCTAATAACTAATCTCTTAAGTGATAAAAGTAGTCTGTTACTATCTTTCTATAAGTAGTATAATCTATATCGTATACTGTATCTGGTTCTATACTACTTAAGTAATGGTTATAGAACGAAGGTATAGTATAAGATACCGTTTTATTAGCCGATTTATTTAATTCATTCATCGTCTTATACTTCTGTTAACATTCTAATTCATTACATTCTAAGTATCATCTTTACTATCGTTAGTAGTATCAGATACTTGCTGCCTCATAGTTAAGAAATCCTTAGTAAAGATTAACTACTTAACTGTACCCCACATATAAACTGGTAAAGGATATTCATCCTTATCAGGATTGTAACATAGTTTATCTTCAGTAGGATCTTCAGCAATTATTTCTACATCAATATATTCTAGTTGATTAGCATCACCTTCTACATATATCCTATTACCTTTAACATATGCAATATAATCTTTGCAAGTGTACTTTCTATATCTCTAGAATTTCATCTTAGTTTCAGAACCTAATTGAATAATGTTTCCATAGGCATCCTTTACTGTTATTACTGAAGTAGTAAGTTTAGTACCAAGTAAAGTAGGCAATTCTTTATCCCCTTGGTATTCTACATGACCTGGGTCTTCTTCTATTTTATCCAAATGCATGCGTATAGTCTAATAGAAGATCTAATCTAATTGTTCTCCCTTATCTAACTTCTGTTTTAATAAGTAAGCTCGATAAGTTTTAATCCACAATTCTATCTAGTATCTACTGAGTTTTTCACTCTCAGTAATCTAGTTATTTCTAGCTTCTAATAGAACATCATCAATGAGCTCATTTAATGTCATATCCTATATATTTAAATTATAATTATAATAGTATTTAAACGCATTTTAAGGCTACCTGTGCTATTTTAATATATTTAGGTTACATTAGTGAAGTATAACTAATAGCTGTTTCTATAAGTACATATAATAAAAAAGGTAGACTTTTTAGTCTACCTTAAATATCTTTTATTTCATCTATGGAGCTGGTACATTAGGCATAGGTGGCATTGGTGGTTTTGGGAATCCTCCCATAAACATCTTCTTAGCATCTTCTATCATCTTCCTAATATCAGCTACATCATTCTTTAAATCATTTATTTCTTTACTATTATCAACAGTATTAGTTACTGTAGGAACTTCTACTTGTGCTTCTAGTTGATCTAGAATATCTTTACACTTCTCCATCTCTTCATCGTACTTACTTGCTGCTTCTTTTTTAGCTTTGAATTCGTTGTAGTTCTATCTAACCATATTAGCTATTTCTTCTTTGTTGGTAGCAACAGTAAGTCCTATAGAAGTATCGTTGATTATTGAACGTTCAGCTGGTACTGATAGTTTCTTAGATTCTCCATTACAACTAATAAATACATCGACTAATTTACGTCTGTTCTATCCTGGTATTGGAAACTAACCTTGCGGCAAAGCTTCATCATAAGGATTTGAAACCTAGGTAATAGAACCAAGACTATAAACAGTAGTCTTTTTAAAAGTTCCTAGAACTTCCAATACGTGCACGTGATCTCCTATTTTTAATTGACTAAATAACATAATTGAATTGGTTTTAGTAGGGCTACCTTTTACGGTAGCCCTAAGTTTTTATTAAGCAGCAGCTGGTGCTACAATATGATTTACAGTCTGAAATACTCCAGTACGTTTATCATAGTATATTAGATATTTATTACCCGTTGAAATTTCTTCTGTTGGCATCTAATCACCAGAACCGTTTAGTAATGCTTTACCACTATTAGTATTTACACTAGTCGGATTAGATGATACCTAACTAGAACTAACAGAAGTAGCTACAGATACTAATGATCCTTCTGTTGCACCAGTAGCGGTATGGTTAATATTTAACAATATTAAACCTCTGCATGGTAATTGTCTCCATTGAAATGGACATATTCCATAAGTAACAGTATTGTTAGTAGTATCTACATTAGAGAATATAGTATTTAATGTTGGTATACCACCTTGATCAATACGTCTTACACGATAAGGGTTAAAGAAAGGATTAAACATAATTACCTCCTTTCTTATTAGCAACTACAACCGCAACCGTCGTTATATCCGTATCCGTAACCAGTGAATCCACCGTTACATCCGAATGGGTTACAAGTTAAGTAAGCAGGTACTGGACACGGACGCAACTGATTTACTATATTAGCAGTTTGAGCAGATTGAGACAGACCTAATTCAAGAGCTGACTTCTCAGCACGCAATGTGTCAATCTTATTCTGCATTTCACGCATTTCAAGTTGACAGAATTTATCGTTAATCATTTGAGTCTGCGCATCTATCTTAGCACCAATTACATTAAACTTACTAGCATTATCTGTCATTAAGTTATTGAAACCACCAGTGATTGCATTCTGCAAAGTATTAGTTTGCTGACAGATAGACAGTCTATTGTCTGCATTCATTTGAGTCAAGTTCAAATTAACAGAGTCAATTGAACGTTGAGTCTGGCAGCAGCAGTTAGCTAATTGAGAAGCCAAGTTAGCATTACCAGAAGTAATAGCATTAATTACTTCACAGCTAGCTAATTTAGTATCACAAGCAATCTGACTTACGCTAGTATTAATAGTATTTAAAGCTGTCTGTACAGCGTTAATATCACAACTCAAAGTATTAGACAAAGTGCTTATTGCATCTTTGTTACCTTGAATAGCCTGCATTAACAGACTTGTATTAGTATCAGTATTTAACTGAGAAGCAAGACGACTAGCATCATCACTACCTCTACCAAAACCGTTACCTCCAAAACCGCCCCAGCAGAAGAAGATTAGGATGATCCAAATCCACCACCAACCGCCGTTTCCACCGAAACCGCCGTTGTTCATCATAGCCATAAGAGCAGCAGGGTCCATATTACCTTTGTTTGCATTCTGCAAAAGTGCAGCTACACCTGGATCTATACCAGCGTTTTGTACTAAAATTTTTTTCAGGTTCGTACATAGTTCTCATAAATTTTGATTAAATTAATATCTTGATATTCTTCTTTCATACATAGGTTCATATCTATGCATTCTTTCCTCTTCACGTTCACGATCTAAATATTCATCGTCTTCGTCATAGTCATAACCGTAGCGAGTCATTCTTCCTCCTCTACCTCTTCCACGTCCTCTACCACTACGAGCGTAACGATACTCATGCTCTTCATCTTCATCGTCTTCAAGCATTAACATCGTCTTAGCTTCTTTGCGCAATTTATCACACATAATATAGCAATAGTAATACCACATCTTTCCTTCTTCTATGTCTTTATCATTCAACCAAGCTTTTGCTAGTTCTACAAAGTACTTAATGTGATCACTGCTTGTCATAGTAACAACTGCACGATAATAGTCTGAACGTATCATATTGAGAGCAACGTACCAATCATACTTGTTGTATTTCTCACCTTTCAGATTGATTCCGTACTGGTTAGCGATTGAAGTAGTTTCTTCTAAACTCCAATGTTCTCCACGAGAGCCATCTTCGTTTTCCATCTTTGAGACTGCTTTTAGTGCACATTCTTCATTAAAGTGTGGACCATACATAGCCTCATGACGCTCTATTTTCAGTCTTTCTCTCATTGCATTAATTGATTTAATTATTCGACTTATAAAGTTCATTTTGATAAATCTATTATTCTAGTATTTTCTACATTGATTAACTTGTTACTGTTATCAATTTGGTACTTATAAATAATTCGTTTTTTAAAATCAAAGTGAAGGAGTCGCTAGAACCAATTCTTATAATTACGCTTATATTCTTTTTTAGTATGAATAAATAGTGATTGTGTATTGCGAATGTCGATACTGTGTGTTAGGAGCGTATCTCTTTTATTTATTACGATTGATGTCAAATTGTTTGGTTTGATTTCCACTTTAAAGTCAGTTGATCTAACTACTATTGTAGTATCGTGTACTACTTTCTACTCCTATATCTGTATCTATTTCAACTCCTTCTCTTTGATTTTCAATTTCTTTACTGTAGCTTGTACTTCTTGTATCAAGCTATCTTTGGTTTCTTTAAATTCATCCAGAGTAAGCTATAGAACTCTATTATCATTCTTCTACTATGTTGCTAGCTATTCATAGTAAAGATAGTTATTAGTTACTCTATCTAGTTCTCTATTCTTCTTATCTAGCTAGTTATTCTAATAAAAACAAATGGCAGCGAGAATCATAATGATAATCACTGCCATTGCTTTGTAATTTCTTTTAAACCAACCGATAATGTTACTTGTTAATCTTTTTGCTAGACTTATCAGTATTGGTATCATTTGTAATAGTATTTTGTTCTTCTAAGATGTCTGTTATATTTACATCTAAATATTTTTCTGCTTTCGACTTTATAATCTTTGTGAAGAGTCTTGTGACTAATGAATTAGGTTTTAATGCTTTCCTAGATTCTAATAATGATATTATTTCTGCAAAACATACTGCTCCTGCTGCAACTTTAGCTAACACCAGATCAGCATATGTCATAAATATAAACTTATCTAATAACGTAAACCCAGCTATCATTACAGCTGCAAATCCTAGTTTCTCAATAGTAGACCAGAACTTACCAGATTCAAAGTAACTATTATTGGTTACTTGTCTACATACTTTATATCCATAGATTAAGTCTAATATTATGAATAGAAATGACACACCTATTAATGGTGCAGCTGGTGCTAGTATAGTCGCTATACCTGTTAGCCAACCTACTATAGATTGATATCCATTAGCAAATATACGTCTTGCAAGATTCATTATATATAAACTTCTACTCAACACAACTTAAAATAATTTTATCTGAAATAAAAATGCTAGTCAATATTTATTACTGCTAGCATATGTTAAAGTCTCTGCGATTATATAACTATAACGTACTCATTATTCGTATGTTCTATTTCCCTTACGTATATCCAAGTAATCTAATAGCTCTTTATGTTTAATAGTTTTATTAAGTAAAGAATAACAGTTAGCATGTTTAAACCATCCTATATAGCTAGCCATTTTTCTTCTATAATATTTGTAGTTAGTACTCCTTTTATTTAGTTTAGCATTCTTCTTACAGTATCTTTTCTTTAATGCTTTTCTAACTAAAGTAAAGTTGTGATATATTTTATATTCAACAAAATCTATACTTCTACTTTCTACTGGGAATACCTGATAATTATTCTTTAACTATAGTTTTAAGTTATCTTTTAAATACTACTTTATATCTCTAAGTAATGTCTACAAAGACTCTTTATCTTTATAAAGTATTACTATATCATCTGCATATCTATAATAGTACTTTATATTTTTATCTTCTTTAACCCAATGATCAAAGTAAGATAGATATAGATTAGCAAAGAACTAAGATAAGTAATTACCAATTGGCACTCCATCTGATGAATCTATTATTTCATCTAGTAACTATAATAGTTCTCTATCTGCAATCTTTATTCTAATTATCTATTTTAATATATCATGATCTACTGAAGGATAAAACTTTCTAATATCTATTTTAAGACAGTATTTAGTATTCTCTCTATCTTTTAGATCATGCTATATCTACTTAAGAACTTTGTGAATTCCTCTTTTCTTGATACAACTATAAGTCTAAGGTATCATCTAATTAATCCACAAAGGTTCCATTATATTCATAATGGCGTGATGTACTATACGATCTGGAAAGTAAGGTAGTTTAAATATTATTCTTTCTTTAGGTTCATATAACTTAAAAGTAAAATATTCAGAAGTTTTATAAGTATGATTGATTAACATATCTTGTATCTACTTACAAAATCCTTCTATATCTTCATCTACTTTTTTTACATCATCTCTGTGAGTTTTATTCTTTCTAGCATTGTGATGAGCTAGTTTTATATTTTCTAAATCTGTTATCTTCTAATATAAATTCTTAAATTTCTTCATAGTCTGAAATTACAAAGAGCTTTCGATATTTCACTACTAACCCTTAATAAATTATTTATATTTTTTACCAAGTGGTAAGGTCCTTCTCAGTAGTTGGCTATTATATGATAGACTGAAAATATTATGATACGCAATTTCATTGAACTGATATTAGCATTGGAATTACTAACCTCATTATTGGAATTAAGATTGAATAGACCTGCTTTGCTGCTATTGTCAGAATTACTACTTTTTTACTTAAAACTAATAATGTATACTCGTTCTAATTCTAGAGAAGCAACCTGTGGGTATTACTTAACTACACCGTATTGCATAATTAAGTCATTACTCCGCCCACGGGAGATATGTTAATCGAGAACCGACA